TGCGTAGCGGCAGGCTTCGGAGCTTCGATAGGCGGGAGGCCCCATGCGTCACGCAACTTCGGATCGCCTTTCAGCGCTGCCTGTTCTTCGTCCCACGACTTCTTGGTAAGACCCTTGTCCACCAGCATACCGTGGATCGACTCGTAGCTGATCGGGAGGCCAGCATCCTTGCTGACGACGATCGCTTGAATTTCTTGACCCGGAATGCTGAAGTCCGTGAACTCGAGGTTCGGGCTGACCTTGACATCTTCCGGGTTTTCGCCAAACCATTCCGCACCAATACGGAGAAGCTTTTGCAGCCCAGCGGCCGCACTGAGCGCGATCGTGTTGAGCGTAGCCGTTTGGGCGGCAAGCCGCGTGCCAAGCGCTTGCCCGCTCTCCGCATTGCTCTTCATCTGGCTAATGATCTGTCCGGACTTGGCGTTGGCAGCCTTTTCGTCGTTCTGCACCGCCTGCCGAAGCTCCGACAGCCCTTGGCTATTCACGCCAATGAACTTTGCATCGCCGCCGATAGGAACATAGATTGCTGCACCAGACCCGGTCCGAAGCGGCTTGTCTTCATTGAACTCGCCGCCAACAACCACGACTGTGTCTTGCCCCTGCATGTACAGGTTCTGCCGGTAATCGGCTTCGGTTCGATACAGGGTGAGGCTGATATCGGCAAGGTCTTCAAGCGGCGGTTTTTCAACGTCCGACAGTGTGTGCGTTGTGTTGATAATGACGAACGGGATCTTATTCAGATTCCTGCCGCTGATATTTGGAACAACCTGCGAACTCCACTTCGTGGGAACCGCTTGGTCCTCGTACACCTGAACCGTGTAGTCGAACGTGTCTGCGTTGTCAACCGGTGCATCGCTATCGACGCTGCCAAGCGACAAGCAACGGTAACGGTATTTCAGTTGCCAGTTGAACCCCTTGGTTCGCATGACAGACGATTCGTCAAGCAGAACCATACTCAGCTGGTTCACACCTTTGATCGCGTTGGTCTCTTCCCAGTTCGGAATCGCCTCGGCCTCGTAGGTTGCAATGAACGGAAATACGTTTGCTGGGTCTGTCGTATCGATGTCAAACAACAGACCGATACGGCCGGTCAGAAGTTGGGTCATCTTGATGCGACGGAACAGCGCATCAAGCGTTTCACCGTCTTTCGTTGCCTTTTCAAGCAACGATTGAAGCTTCGGGGTCAGCTGGAACGTGGATGGTTTCTGCTCGAGCAGGCCGACGTTGGTCGAAACGCCTTGTTCCACGAACCCGTGAAATTTCGCACGCATGATGTATGCTGTGTAGGCTTTGCGCCCCACATCGTTCGGCCCCATGCCATCCAGCACCATGCCAGCCGTCGGAGGCAGATATCGCTCACCTTGGCTTTTGACAGTGTCCTGCCCCGCATAGCAATGCCGCATTTTCTCCCATTTCGGAAGATACTCGGTGAACTGTGGGTTGCGGTACTGATCGTTGACGGTTCCCACACCCTGCGCCATTGCGGGCAGTACCGGGCCGATGATGGTTGGAGGCGTGCTCATGTTTATGTCCCGTTTGTCGTACCGCTTCCGATAAGCGAACCTTCGTGGAGAACCCGATAGCGAGCTTCGTCGCCAATGTGGTCTTCCGAATCCGTGTCAACGTCGTCCGGATCTGTTTCGTCGCGTGGCAGAACTGGTACGAGGTTCTTGAAGTACGTGCAATTCTTAAAAACGAACATGCCCGGCAAACGGCGCGGCAACGGGTTTCCTTGCTTGTCCACCGGATGCACATTGTTCAGCATCTGGCGCATAGCCGACCAACCCGCCTTTCGGCTTCCCGGGTTCTTGTTCGATCGTTGCCATTTTACACCAGGATACATCTGCCCATTAACTCTGACATTCTTCCCCATAAGCGCAGCCACGCTTTTGCCGTTGAGGCCGTCCCAGATACTGTTGTCGGCTGGCCCCGGAACCACACGCTTATAGATGCCCATATCAAGCTCGCGCTCGACAATGCCTTCGGCAATAACTTCTGGCGTAATACGGAGACCTTCATTCTCCTTGCCGCTTGTGCCATACCATTCAGCAATACGGAACAAGTCACCTTTGATAGTGCTCATCCACGTACCGTCAGGCAGCAGAACATCGCTGCCGTCACTGCGCGCCCACCAGCCCACACTGAACGGACGGCTTTCGCCGTGGTCGTAGCTACGATCGATCTTCCAGCTTGTGGGAATCTTAAATGGTTCGACGTAGTTAAATTTCTCAATCCATACGTCGTCAAACATACCACCGGAAACTACATCCCAACTACCGCCAAGCCACGCCTTCTTTTTGTTCAGATCGGTCATCTTTTCCAGGTTTGCAACATAGATCGGGCTCAGGTATTTGTTCTCCTTATAAGACCCGAAAATGCGCGTCCTGGTAATGACAATGTCTTCCTTCTGTTGTGTCTGCGGGTTGAAAACGTCAGGCACAATTTCTCGATAAATCTTTCCCGGGATCTTGTTCGCAATGAACATGTTCTTGACCCAATTGTGGCCTGCGCCAAATGGGTTCGTCGTTGCAAACACTTCAAGCGGGATTGGCGGGAGCAGAACCTCGTTACCGGCTTCGTCTTCGATCGGATAATTCTCCGGCAAGAAAGACGAGCGATTACACGACATCATCTGCTCATACAGATGCGGAGTAGGGTACTTAGTAAGTTCGTTCCAACCAATGAAGGGGAACTCTTGACCGTGATACCCCCAATAGTCGGAGTCCTTTTTGATGGCTCGGAACAGAAGTTCTTCGCCAGTGGGCCAGACCCAACGATAATCAGATTTCGACGCAAGGAACTTTGCCCCGTCCTTGAATAGCGGAAACCACCGCATTGACTTGGCAACCAAGTCATCCAAGTTCTTGTATTCACGGTCAAAGATGATACCTCGCCAGAAACCGCCGTACCCTCTTCCCACACGCATGCGGAACCGCATGAGCTGAGCATCGGTCTTTCCCGGGCCTCGGGAGCCGTCGTAGAGGATCTGTGTTGCCGGGCAAGACAGAGCGAGTGTCTGTGAGCCCGGCAACGGTTGCCATACAACACGAGGTCCAGCCATTAGTCCGCCGCGTGTTTCGTGAGGGCTTCCTGGGATGCCACAGCATCGGCCTCCCAGTTATCGAGCGAGACAATTCCTGGCACAACCATGACACCGCCGCGATTGGTAACGTCCACCTTCACAGGCTGATCCATCTTGCGCAGCGACGCCAGCTTGCCGAGCGCGGCAACACGGGCCGCGTGGCTGCTGCCGGGGCCGTAGTACGCGGCCTCCTTGCGCAAGGCAGCAATCAGTCGACGCTGCTCCTGATCAAGATTGCCGTTCACATCCTGTGCGTCTTCAAACTTCTGCACCTGCCGGTTGACATATGGGCAGTGTATGAACTTGACAGCGATGTCGCGAGCGAAATCCCCGGGATACCCGAGGCGACGCGTAGCAGCGACGGCATCGTAGTCGATGACGTACTGTTCCACAAATCGGTCTCGCAGCGTGATCTGTTCAGGCGGGAGGTTCAGTCCAACCAGATCGTCAGGGCTTTCAATCGTATCCGACATATTTATTTCGACTTTGTCGCTTTCGTTTTCGGTTTCCAACCGCATCGGTCTGCACCGGTGCGGTTGTGCTTGTCAATCTGTCTGTACGTCTCCGGTGTGAGTTTGTCGTTGATCGGGTCGATGTAGATTGCTTCGTCCCAATCGCATGCCGTGTCAACCTTCACCGTTTTCACGACAACCTCCGGCGGCACCGGAGGCGGTGGCGGCGGGCAAGTCTTGCAACCTGCCAAAACTGCCGCTACACTAACGAGACCAATTCGAGCCCACATCTTTCTTCACCTCTTCGTCAGTCATTTGGTCGACTTGCTGCTTGACATCGACCGCCTGTTGCTTGGCGTCCAGGTGCGCTTGTGCTTCTTCCTGCGCGGCCTGCGCAGTGGCCGCCGTGTTTTCTGCTTGGCGCTGCGCGGCCTGCGCTGCCTGTACCTTGCTTTCGGCCTGCCCGCTGGCCTGCGCTGCGCCTGCGCTCTTGCCCCGCTGCCAGCCTAGTACACCTACGGCAAGCGCGCCGAGAGCCCCTAGCAGCCATTTCCACAGGCCCGTCGCAAATAATGCTGCCAGAATACTCATATCAAGCTCCTACATCGAAGTTACACACCGCCAAATGCGCGGTTCAGCTGCCAGCCGTATTCGAACGTCTCCTGTGAAGGCGTCTTTTCAGCCAGTTCAATATAAAACACCGATTGCAGGGATTGAACCATGCCGCGAATCACTTTGACACCGTCGGTTCCACGCTTTCCCACAAGCGAGCGCAACGCGCCGATTGTGGCTGGGCCTAGCGCACCGTCGACGGTTACGTCCGGGTAATCCTTGCCCTGCTGGTTCAGGACGTTCAACGCCCGTTGTAGAGCTTGGACGGGCCGACTTGGGCCGGAGTTCACGCCCCAATCGAACATGCGGTAGGCCAATACCGAATCGATTGCGTCGATCTGATCCCATTTCGGCTTGATCCAGAATTCCTTCATGTAGACGTTGTATGCTTCGTCATACATGCAGGTTTCGACGGACCGACCGGGATAGTACTTGGAGAACATCACCTGCGTGACGCCCCATTTGGTCGGGCCGCCACGGTCGACAGGATTGTTCGTATATGCGGACCCTTCTTTCAGGATCGTGGATACGATAGCCTTCTCCGCTTGCGGATTCACTGTGGGTCTCCGGCCGGATCTTGCGGTTGGTCTTTCGGTTCCAGTTTGACGCGGATCAGTCGCGCGACGAGTGTGGTCACCAGCGCCAGCGCACCCACCCAGCGCGTGGTCCCGCTCGGCAGCGCGTCTTTCAGGTCTTGGGGAATTTGGTGCCAGACATCGAGCAGCGTCGGCCCGAAAATGAAGAATGCGCTCCACGCGCCAGCAAACCACACGGAGCTACTACGCTTGAGCCGCGAGACTTCAGCGGCGAGCTCGATTCGGATACGGTTCATTCTGTTGGCCCCTTACAAAGCCGCCGTTGACGGCCCCGTTGAACATGAGTTGGTCGATCTTGTTGTTGAGATCCCGCAACTGGCTGATAACTTCGGATCGCATTTCGGTTTGAGACGCTTCAATCCGGCGGAAATGGTCTTCCTGGCTTGTGTTGACTTGCTCGATAAGCGATACACGGCTTTGCAGGTCTTTAATCTGCGTCACACCGTAATACGCAATACTTGCAAGCGTGGTAACGACGGCGATAATCGTGGGGAGATTAACCGTCCCATCGAACCAATTTCTGCGGGTTGGATTTTGCGATGGTGTGCTCAAAATAAAACCTCCGTAGCGATTGCCAGGAGGTTACGATATTTAACAGTTAAATTCGTATCAATCAACGGCCGGGAGCGCCATGAGGCGTTCGAATTCACGGGCTTGCAACAACCGCCGCACGCGTTCCTGGTAATAATCGAGAAAATCGTCCCAGGATAATTCCACACGCACCTTTTTCCACATCGGATCGCAGTTCTCCACGCAGGGTGCCGGGTATTGCATCCAGGTGTACATGACCACACGCCGTGGCTGACGGCTCTGTCTGAAGATCAGCACCGGTTCTTGCTGGGCGCGTTGCGCGGAGAGCTCCGTTTGCTTCCACCACGTATTGACGGAAAGGGCTTCCTGGCGCTTGATTTCGATTGCCAGACCCCATGTGTTCGTCAGGTCGCATCCGCCAACAGCCGTCTGAATCTGATTGCGTTGCGCACCATCGTCCGCCCAGCTGAATGGCATATTGCACGCCTTAAATGCCAAAGACGCTCGATAATTCAGAGCGTCTGCAACTTCTCGTTCTTCCCCTGCACCCTTAGCACGGATGTTGATTGCCATGTTTCTGGACCTCTTTTATGAATGCTGCAAAATTGACAATTGCGAACAGCACTCCCATCACGCCGAGTCCTGAAATTGGCAAACTTGCGCCAAGCAATGTTCCAGACAAAAACAGGTTCAAGTGATAGGAGTGCATGACTGCTCCTTACTGGCCGGACACCTTGTAATTTTCCGGCTGGTCGTCGGTTCGAGAATGCATGGATTTCGGCTTTCGGTTGCAGGTGAAACCAGCGTCGCGCATGGCATTGTAAACCTCTTCGCTGATTTGGCACCGGACCCCGATAGCCGCCGTTTGCAGCGCGGCCGCATTCTTGGCATCGATCGTGGATTGCCGAGCCAATTCAGCGGCCGCAACCTCCAGCACGCACGACGGGCTGTCCTTGCTTGCGCCGCCCGCGATGCTGAAACCTGCAACGGCGACGCCTGCCTGCGCAGTGCTTGCGCAGTTCATCTGTGAGAAACTCGACGCATACGCGCCGAGGATCGGTGCGCTGACGTTTCGAATCGTCTGCGACGTATGCTCCGGCGTCTGCGAAAACTGAATGCTGCCTTGTGCAACAGACTGCGAAGTTGCTTCCTGTTGCGCACTGGAACTTGCCGCTTGCGCGAATGCCAGTGACGGGAACAAGAGTGCCGTGAACAGAATCTTTTTCATGGAATGCCTCAGGTCTTAGTTTGTGAACAGGCGGCAGACGGCAGGGTACTTCTCTCGGGGCTACACACGTGCTGGCTAAATTATGGAACTTAATCCAACCGAGAACCCTGCCGACTGCCGCCTGATCTTTCTTCTAGCGGTCAGACCGCCGACGACTTACTTCGCGTAGGAATACGTTCCGGCACTGTAGCCGTATGCCGTGTAATCCACGCCGACGCCACCCTTGCTGTCGCCGTAGCCGTTTCCGTCCGTCGACCCCGTGCTGTAGCTGTACGTGCCCGATTGGCCGAATGCACCGGACATGCTGCCGCCAGCGCCGATGCCACCGGCGTCGCTGCCGTTGCCCGAGTTGCCGTAGTGGTTGCCGTTGCCATTGTTCGTGTTGCCGCTGCCGGTGCCCGCGTACCCGCCGAGCGAAGCCGTGCCACCGAACGCGACGCCGTAACCGCTGGAGGTGCTGAACTGCGTCGACGTGCCGTTGCCGTACTGACCGGATTCGGCCATCGAGCCGCCGGACAGCGACACGCTGGAGCCGTAGCCGCCTGCGTTGGTGAACGCATCGGTAGCGAATGCCGGGAATGCTGCGCCGAACATGAACGCCATTGCTGCGAATGTGAGTGCCTTGAACATCTTTTTCATTTGTGGATCTCCTGGATTGTTTGTGCAGTAGCCGCTGCACCGGTGAACAAATAGTACCGCAACACAACTGAACTACTTTACATCTGAACCATCGATATTCAGTGCTGCACAACAATTACGTGATTGTACGGATCGACCGGCGCAACGCACTTCGAAGGCGGAACTTGCATAGGTTCGCCAACAAGGCGCAGACGCAGTGTGGTCACCTTTGATGCACCTGACGGCACTCGGTCGAGCCAGCGCACGTGAACTTTCCCATCGCGCTGGGTATAGCACGCGTCATATTGACGACGCGGGGTCTTCGCGCCAGTCATGGAAACGGCCACGGCTGCGGATTCGCCTTCAGCACACGCAGGGGCGTCTGGCGCGGCATGTAACCACACCTGTGTACAGCCGACGTACAGGTTCTGGTCCGGGTCTACATGAAACTTCTCCGCGTCATACAGGCGCTGAGCCTGCGCGCGAAGCTGATCCTGCTCGGCTTGCTGCACGTACTGAAACGCCTGCGGGCTTGTTGCAAGCGGGTGCGTTGGATTGGGCGCGACACAACCGGTCAGGACTGGCGCAGCCAACAGAGCGAAGATCAGGCGTTTCATTTTAGTTCTCCTTCAAACTTTCAAGACAGGCCGACAGCGTCAGCTGCGGCGGCTTTTCGTATTCACGTTCGTAGAGCATGTTGCGTTGGCGCAGGGCCGACAAGCGCAATTCGTTGCGCAGGCGAAGCGCCTTATGTTCTTCGTGCTGCCCGATCAATTTCATATGGCGAACCGGGCCGCGCATCAGTTTGAACATGTCCAGCATCTTTGCTCTCCTTAGTTGGTTGCTGTGACTAAACTATACACTACGTCCGATAGCCTTGCAACTCCAACGCAGCCCACATGACTTGTTGTGTCAGCCACTGAATTGAATAAGCTTCGAATTCCCGCGAGGGATGGCTTTCACCAAGCCTTTCACAGATTTCCTGCCAGATATGTACGCATTCATGAACGACAAGCCCTGCGAATTCCACAACAGTCGTTTCGTCGCGCACGCGCATGCAGAATACTGTAACGTAATCGCGTTCGGGCTTACCTTCGAAATGATGAACTGTCGCGTCTTTACCGTCGGCGACCCATTTCGGGATATCCGTAATGTTCATCTGCTTCATGACCTTCATATACTGCTTTTCGGTCATGCAGACGGCAACCTTTAAAGGGTTGCCAACGAGGTCAGGGGCTAACCACTTTGCTTTCATTTGTCGAGTTTGTGCAAAATGTCGAAAAGTACATCCAGGATCGCCGTCAGCACGAGGATGATAGCAATGCCAATGTAGATCGGCGCGTGCACAAGGTCTTGTAGACCAAACCACACAAGCGCACCGAGCCCTACGGCAATGCAGATGTTAAGAAGTTTCATTAATTCCTCGTATCAGAATTACAGCGCAGTAATGGTATGCCCGCATACTAGCACGCGGCGCACCCCGCGCCTTTCTCCATCACTTCTCAAGGTTCATACCATGAAAGCTCTCGTTACCGTCGTGACCAACCCGATCCCGCTGCCCGTCGGCCAAACGCCCGGCCAATACCGCCTCACGCTGACGCGCGTGGACGGCACGGTGCCACCGGTGGTTCTCAAGATCGACACCGTCACCGATGCACAGACGTTCGACGGCCTGACGGCTGGCGATTACACGGTCGAAGCCGCGCGTCTGGCGGCAGACGAATCGGTGATCGGCACGCCTGTCACGACGTCGTTCAACGTGACCGAACAGGCAACGGTCGACGTCCCGGCGTCGGTGACCGTCAGCCTGCAATAAGTGCCGTGGCTGCGTCGCCTCATCTGGATTGTGTATATCGACCTTAGCGGGTTCGTTCGACACCGTCCACACTGGCATTGGCACTGCCGGGATGAGAAACACGACGTAAATGTGCCAACGGAAGTTCACGTTTCTGTGAGCTATTCGGAGTAAAACAAAGGGGCCGAAAGGCCCCTTTGTTACGACTTACGGACGGTTAGTAACTCCCGTTCCGCTTTCTGTGATAAACACGTCTGCGCCGACGCGTTCGCTGACCTCGTTGAACTTGCTGATCACCACACGTCCGGTGTCCTCGCCGAACTGCTTGGTGAAGATATCGAGATAGATAATGACATCGGCAACTTCCTTCAGGATCTTCGCTTTGACGACAGGGTCCAGGTTCTTATAGTCCTGTTCCCGCATGCAGCGCTTGACTTCGTAGCCGTAGTCTCCGCGGCGAGCCTTCTTCAGCTCACTGCACAGTTCGCCAGCTTCGCCAAGCGCGGCCACGGCCCAATCAGCCGCCGTCCAGTCGCTGCCGTCGGGATAATCGTGCGCCCTGTTGCCTTGACGGTCCTTGAACTGCGGCAAGCGCAATTCATTGGCGTGGCGCAGTATCGAGAAATCAAGACTCATTTGGAAACTCCTGAGCAGGAACGTAGGTGACGTCGACATCCTCACCGTCTTGCAGAACGATAACAGACGTTTCGCCTGCTGCGTTCTTGACGTCGGCATAATAGGACACCGTGTCGTTCGCGCCGAAAACCGGACCGATACGCTGAACTTCGAATTCGGTCAGTTGTTCGTCGCCGGGGTTGGCAAGGTGCATGAACTTCATGCCCTTGTACATTGCGGAGCCTTTCATCAGTCTGCCTCGCCGGGGTTTGCGGGCTTCTGCGCAACCTTCGCCGCTTCAGCCGCCTGCTTCTGTTGTTCGGCCGCCTGCGCCAGAAGTTCCTGGAACTCCTTGGGGCCAGCGGGTTGCATGTCGAATGTGGCATTGCCAGCAGACAGCAGCGAAGCGAAGTAGGCGATGCTGCCGCACACGACGATGTTCGTGATCTTCGACCCGATGGTCAATTCGAGTTCGACGAGCGGGAACGGTACAGCATTGTCCGTCACCTGCGTGACGTTGTGCACATCCGCCAGACGAATGATCGATTGCGTGAGTTCGCGCCCACGATGATACTGCGTAACGACGACATTGGACATATCTTCTCCTGATTAACGGTAACGGTAATTCGAACGTTCGTCTCGACGTTCAATATCGAACACTTCAACGAACTGCGCTTGAACCTGAGTCCCTTTCAGACTCGCGGTAATGGTGGCGAACGCATCGTCTCGCTCCGCCGCACTATCGAATTCCATCTGTTCGGATGTTACAGCAACGATGTGCTGACCAAACGCTTGATGCATTGCGTCTTGGGAGTATGAATGAACGTCATAATGCTGGAACAACACAATGTACCGGATCGGTTTCATGCCAGCTCCCATTTCGTGATGTTGAAGATTGTGAACCGGCCACCTTTCCCGGCACCGGTATCGATGTAAAGCACATTGCCGAGCGCCACGGGCTGCTTTACAGGCGTGTGGCCTACGAACACTGCGTAAATATTCGCAATCGGCGAGTTCTTCGTAAATTTGATTCTGTCGCGCTCCCAAAGCAGAGCATCCTCCACATGACGGAACGCTTTACTGGTCAGTTCACCTTTAGCCTTGGTGATAGCAACCCGGCGCAAATCATTCCAGTCGTCGAACGGACATTCGGCGTGCACGATTCCCACAACGCCATGCGCCGTATCGAGCTCGATAACGTGCGGAAGGCTGCGAAACGCTTCTGCAACCATTGCGCTATATGCAGGACTGGCTTTAATATTCCAGATGCCACCGTTCTTCGCGTAGTTCTCGACGTCCATGTTACCGCTCGGCCAGCGAATTGCCATGTCGTCATGATTACCTCGAACAGCATGGAACCAAGGCTTTTCAAGCCAATCCAGAACTTGTTCGCTTTCGGGACCGCGGTCAACCAGATCGCCAACACTGAACAAGCGGTCTGCGGCCGGGTTGAAATGAATCTCTGAGAGTTTCTCTTCCAGCATCGTGAAGCAACCGTGAATGTCCCCAACGACATAGTCGGTGCCAACGGTGTTCTGCTTGAACTCTTTAAACATCAGTTTCTCCTAAAATGTCCGGTGTTTGTCCGACGCGCACCGGCACGCGCCCTTTTCTGGTATGTTGCGCAAGGTACGGATACGCACCAGACCGGACTAATTCATTTTGCGCTCGCCGCGTTCGAACTCCTCGCGGCCGTCGTAACTCGAGTGAATCCACGTGCCATTGTCGTTCAACTGCGGTTGGCACGCACACGTATGACACTCCGTGTGCGGCTTCAAATCACCTTGCGGAATAACGTGACATGATCCACGCTCTTCGTCGTAAAAGACGGCCCACCCGGTTACGAGGTCAGCCACGTTTCACCTGAGCCTCGACGAACTTCGTCTGCCACTTGCGATAGGCTTCTTCGAACGTTGCTCCAAGGGCGGAATGCGTTTTACATTCAACGACCCATTGTGCACCATTGAAAGGGAGGAATGCTTTATCATTCCTTGCACGTGGTTTTATTGATTGGATATTCATGTGATCAATTGTCGGTAGATACCGAGCCCATTTTTAGTTTTCATTGAGCGTTTAACAGCGATAACGACCTTGTGCTTCTCGCGGTATCGCTTGTCATCGGCAAGACCGCTGGCCCGAGTCTTCTTAGGCATCTCTGCTTCTTTGCCCCAGCCGATGCGGTACACAATGGCCGCTTTGCCACGCGTCCCACGCTGTCTACGCCAGCGCACACGATAGCACAATTTCTTCTCTCGTAGCGCCTCGAGGGCATTGCCAACGGTATTCTTGTGGAGCCCAAGGGCAAAGGCGAGCGGTCCGGCTTCCCAGTCTTTCACAGCCAGCATTTCGAGAACAAGCTCTCGTGTGGTGACAAAACGCCCATCGTCGGTTTCGTGTACGTGTGTAGCTGGCATTATGCAAAATCCGAAGCCTTGACTTTTATGTAAGCGACAGGAATCTGTACAACACCTTCCGCGCCTTGACTTTTGAAATTGTCGATGAAACGACGAGCCAAGTTTTCGTTCCTATTTGCAATAGGACTACTTTTGCGGAAAATAAGAACATTGCGATCTGCGTCGACAATCCACCAGAAGTCGACATAAACCATACACAGACCACAAATCGGTTTCTGGATTTCTGCCAGAGGAACCTTCTTCCAGCTGTTCTGGTCACTCATTTCCGATCATCTCCTGAATAACGCACAGCGCGCCGAGGCCAACTGGCCCAAGCTCGTCGAACTGACCCATTGCTTCGCAGGCGATCTTCAGCGCTTCGATTTGCAGCGGGGTGAGCTGCTTGCACATCGGCGCAAAGAACGACGGCGAAAGTGCATCCTTGATATTCTGCGGCGTATCTGACAATTGCAGGACATGCGAAATTGCGTCACGCATATTCAGGATCATTTTAGTGCTCCGCCAATGCAGTGGTGATTTCGCGCAGCGCGGTAAGAATGCGAGCGTCCTTTTTGAGCGCATGAAGCGCCCATGCCGCCAGCCCGCACGGGTAAGCCGGGCGCACGTTGCCATAATGCTCGCGCAGATACCCTTGGAGCTCCGAGAATTCCTTGATATCCGACTCGTGCGTTTCCGAACGTACCGGGTTTGGAAGATGGTGAGCATCTTGTTCCTTCTTTAGCGCGTCCATATGATAGTCCCAGACGGACTTCATCTTTTCTGCGAACTTCTTCGGCACCATGCGAGCGCTGTTGCCGTCTGGACAGCATTTATGATACTTTTTGTCGATTTCACCAATGCTGCCGCATTCAGGGCAGAAACGAATGAGTTCTTCTGGCGGCGGCTGTACAAACGTGCCTTGGGTGGGAATTTTTTCACCCTTCTGTGGCAGCGCTTTGTCGGCCGGCTTAAGCTCACCAGTTCGAATGTAGCACAGTGCGTCCGACCAGCCACTGCGATAGGCGTTGACGGTATTAGTGGTCACCCGGTGCTCGCGCGGCGGCGCAGGAGGTTCGACAACAAACCTGCCGGGGAGAAATTTCTCGGCATTCGGAGGTGCAAACCACTTAACGAACTGTTCGCTGTACGTATAGCCGTTCTCCTCGAGAAACGCAACCGCAAGCCAATCTTTCTCCCACATTCGCTGGGAATTGTCATCGGCAACCTTCCGAACCAGATCGTCCAGAATCTTGACAGCTTCGGCCCGTTCTTCCTCGACCATTGGGCCGCACGAAGCGGCCATGTTGATTGCGCGCCGCAACGTGTCGTAATCGGAAACCGGTGTGAGCGGTTGCTGCGGAAGAATGTCGGCATCACGCACGTAAGCCTTGGCAACCACTGCATTGTTCTTCGTCAGCCAGTCCGAAAACGGCGTCTCCTTGCCGAACGTCAGGAGAACAATGGCCTCGACATCTTTGAGCGTTCTGCCAAAAGTCCCCGTCATCGGCCAGAGGCCATCTTCCTTCTTGATAACAACCACATAGCCGAACGAGATCATGAAATTCTCCATAATATGTGGGAAGTACGCGTCTTTTCGTCGTACCAGCCAAACCGATCATATTTCTGAATGCTGTAGAGTTCCGGCAAGCAATCCGCCGGTATGTTCATGCAGTATGCCGCAAACATGCGGGTAACGAGTTGTGTCCGAACTTTGCCAGAAACTTCCTCGTCTGGTAACTCCCTGTACGCAAACGTTACGCGTAACGGCGCAGTACGAATCTGTACGTCCGAACTTTCTCGTTGCGCACCCATACCAGTTCGCCCTCCACGGCAAGTTTTCGTACTTCCGATTTCAATGCGGTCGGCATGCGCAGCGTCATTTGCGCTGTGAACACGCTGAGATTCGTAATCAAATCCACTAGCTTTCCCACACGCTGGCGGCCGGTTTCAAGTTCGTAGATCTCGAGGTGAAATTTCGGGTCCTCGGTTGTTACAAGCCGCAATTTAGCGGCCTGCAACTGCTCCCAACCGCCCGTACTCATTCAATTCTCTCGAATACGATTTTGACTTCCGAGCAAAACACGGCCGCTTTCGCGCCAACCGGCATTGCCATGGCGTAGGCCACAAATTGCGGCCTAATCTTCAGCATGCGCTGAGCCATGGTGATGGGCATCCGAGAAATTTCGCCCAAACTGACGGCAGTCAAGGATTCTTCGAAGATAATTCGGAAATATCTGCGGACAATCGGCGGTTCTACGTCGATTTTGATGTTCGCGTCGCCAATTTTCTTTCCGCTATCGTCGAAATGCTCGAATGTAAGGTGCGATCCGGGCCGGTTTGGCAGAACGTGTTCGCCTTTGGTGAGCACGGCGGGGCCACCACGGACAGCAGCGTCTTCGGCTTCCAACTTTTCGTTGTATTCGCGCGAATTGTAACGTTCGCTGCCATAGCCGCCAGCCAGCCACGCCTGCGCGTACCGCTTCGTACGAATCGCCCGACGAAGCATCAGGGTGCGCTCCGCATCGTCCACGGGAATCTGCACCACCGTACCCGCACCACCAGTCCGAGCGGACTCGATAATGCCCGCTGCGATTGCGAGATCTTTCTCAGCTAGATTTGTGTCGATCAGATTTTCTGCAACGCGGTCCGCATCACAAAAGTCCGCGTCGCAGTAGTCCTTGAAAGTTTTGAATTGCGGATCGCTGATTTGCATCGACGGATTCTTGACCCGGTGCGATTCGTCAACAACGCGGTCGCGCTGTTCTTCGCGAATTCTCGCCCGCCAAGCCTCTGCCAACGAAATGCCCGGCCGGGCGATAGGTGTCCAGCCTTCGAACATCTTGGATAGAAACTTGGCAACGCTCTTCTTTTTCATTCTCGATCTCGTGTGGTTAGTACCGGCTTGGTTTGCGAAGGTCGATCGAAATAACGCCAGCCTTTACCCTGCGTTTATATGCGCGAAGGTTAATTCGCTCGATTTTCTTTTCTGTCGACCACCATTCATGCAGGTACATCAGCGTCGGGATTGCAACGGCAAAGCATCCGGCAATTGCCATGGCGATGTACGCGATTAATGTCCAGTCGATATTAGTGCATTGCATAATGGCCTCCGGTTAGGACACTCGCATAACGTCGATTCCGACGGCAACGTCGCCCTGCGTGTACGAAAGGATCATGAGTCGTTTATTGCCCGGGAGCATATTGCGCAGGATACCTGTATCCTCGGACGACAGGCGAAACGTCAGAATGATATCGTAATACGACAACGCCATGAGGGAGGGTGCGGGCAGATTCGGCCGCACGATACGAACATCGTAGACGCGTTTAGCGAAATCGTTCATTTCGCACCACCCTTGTCAAGCGCGGCAGCGATCGCCTGCTGCAATTCCCGGCGAAGTGATTCCACATGCGTGTACGGACCGCCATACAGCCGGGCCATTTCGCGTCTAGCCTTGCGCTTGTAGAAGCGACGTTGACGTGCATTCATGCCAACCTCTTAATCCAGAGCTGCATGCCCGTATCCAGCTTGAAAGCGATGCTTTCGCTGACCTGCAACGCACGTAGCACCGTCTGCATGTCGGACGAAATTCGAAACAGTGCGCGGATCTCCGAGTAGCTCAGGTAAGGCATCTCGAAATTTTCCTGCCCGTCGCGTTTGAGCTCAATTCCGTAGCGCGTAATATCGTTCATCATGAGATCCTCTGGTAGGTGACGGACAGGCGCAGCACATTGTTCGACCATCCACCGCATTCGTACACCTTCATGTTGTAAATGTCTTCTTGAACCATGCCATTAATGGCGAACAGTTCCCACAACACCCAGCCCGGCACGCCTCGCATGCGGTTGTCCGTGGTGTGCATGTAGGTTGTGCCAGCCAAGTTAGAAATCTGGACGTTATACCACGCGTTGTGCACGGCAAGCGGACACGGCGGGCGGCCGGTGCTGCTGTACTGGTTAGACGGCTTGGCGGAAGTGTCCGGCGTGGAAGGCGGGTTGTTCTGGCTCGACATTTTGTCCTCAGATCAGATTTGGTAGGCAGACTTAGTATAACACAGCGCTTAGGAGGTAGGGCGGGTATGACTGGAATAAGATGCAGAGTGTATCCAATAATGATGCGGAACATTGAACTGGTCCAAGGCTACGCGGAGGCAAGGAAATATCAGCTGGATTTGGGTCGATGGCCCTGCCCTATTCTTTTCGTTCCAGAGATAGGTCGGGTCTATCGGGCGATAGTCTCAGGCTTTCGCACTGATTAATTGATAGACTGGCACGCCTCTTGCTAGGTAATGGAGCTGGCACGCGTCTTGCTACGTGCCAGCATGGCATGCGTCTTGCTTACACCACGCGGGCAAAGGAGCGCGTCGCGCTTCGCGTGATGTACACGGCACGGCGTTGGTGCTGCGGGTAGCACGCAGCCCAGCTCAGGGCTTCCTGGAAGCGCCATGCGTAGTGCACGCTGCCGCCGTGCGTACCGCCTGCCACGTACACACGGTAGGCAAACGGGCGTGCTACGCAGGCGGCCAGCTTGGTAAGGATGCGGAACATGGTGTTACTCCTAAAGTGTGGTTGCGGCACCATTGCTGCAACCCATGTGTACATAATAGGGAACTATTTCCACGTCTGCCAATTGGCAATTCCAATCACCCTGATTAATAAGATCCATTGGTTATTCCGGATGCACGTGCTACTATACGTACATGGGCGCTGCACACCGCACGCGTCACACTTCCAAGGAGCAACACCATGTCAAACAGCAAAGCCAAGCAAGCCTACCGCACCGCTCGCGCCATGGTGCGCGCTAACGGAAACTACGCGCTGCGCTGGCTTACTGGAAACGATTTGCGCGCCATGTACGCGCTGATGAAGCAGAAAGACGATTTGCTGGACATGCGTGTGCAAGCCCGCCGTGCAGGAGAGCACCCGGACAACGCCATTATCTACACGGCACCGCAAGCGGTGTGGGAGCGCTGGCAGGACTGGAAACGCGCCAAGCAATTTTCCTAAGCCCGCGCCGCCGCAAGGCGGCTTTTTCGCGACCATCGCAAACGTCAAAAAAAAAGCCCGGCGCAAAGGCCGGGCCAAAACCACACGCTACGGGGTTAGCGCGAAGCAAGGCATTGTAGCACAGGGCTTGCGCCCTGTGCGTCGGACCCTACTTACGCGGCGTTGAACTTGCGCCATGCGTAGAATTCCTGCGTGGCGTTGCTGAGGTTGAGCTGGTTGGCCTCTGCAAACTGCCGCGCCGCCGCCACCGTGGCCTGCTCCAGCGTGTCAAAGTGCGCCCACAGGGTGGCGCACACGCCGGCCACCGGCTTGCGCGCACCGTTGCGCACCTCGCTAATACGCGGGCGGCCACGGCGTGCCGGGCGGCGCGGGCCGGCATTGTGCGCGGCACCGGTAGGCCACTGCCATGCGGCGGGCTGCGCCACCACACCCGGCAGCACGTCTGCCACCACGTCGGCAGCCAGTTCACGGAACTCGAAGCCACCGTCCACGGTGACCACTTCGAAATTTTCCAGCCCTGCGGCCTTTGCTGCGCGGCGGGCGTTGCTACGGTTTGCGTATGCCATGATGTTTAGTCCTTAAGTGTGGCGGCGCGGTGTGCGCTACCCATGAACATAATATTAGCGGTAACGCGTCCGATGCGCTAATGGATCTTTTAAATCGATGGACGCATCCGATTAATATGATCAATTGGTATTTCCGGAAGTGCGGCACTACTATACGTACATGGCAACGCGCACCGCGTTGCACACTTAAGGAGTTAGAAATGTTTAGCATCGAAAATAACATGCGCGTCCGCGTGCAAACCGCACACAAAGACGATTTTATCGAAGCCTGCGAGGACGAGGGCTGCTGCGTGTATGTGTGCATTGGCGACGACAGCACCGTACTTCTTGACCTGCACACGGGTGGCTGCGATCCGGAAGGCGTTGCGGACCTGTTGCGCACGCTGGCAGAACGGTTCAACTAATCGGAGGCAACCATGGCACACCCGCTCCTGCAACCGCGTTTCCTCCAACTCGCCAAGGACATCGAGGCCATGTTGGCAAAAGGTGGCCCTCTCACCCTCAGCTATGCGCAAAAGTCGGACATGCGAGACTTTGTAGCGTTGGCTAAAAAGCACGGCGAACAGATCCCTCCCAACGTAGCCGCTGCGCTCAAGCGCGTCCTGGGCTAACCAACGCAGGCGGCCTAAATCGGCCGCTAGCGCGATCGCTGTAGCAGTCCATAGGTTAATGCCTCCGCCTGTTGATAACCCCGCCACGCTTCCCACGCGCAGCCGCAAGCCCTCACCCGCAATAGTTACCCGTCGCTGAGTTGGATTTTTACAACACTGCCGACGCACGACTAACTCTTATGTAAGAGTACTCATTGGTCTTATATAAGACCTGTCATATTACGACTAGTCAACTGGTCATAGCATCTCTATTGAGCTGGCAAACCGATAGGCAAAATCCGTCACCGCCGGTGCCTGTGGACAACCTGTTGTATTTTTCCAAATCACCGACCTGTAGATCTTACGGACCTATAGTTCTAACGCACCAAATCGACGCGTAGGCGGCTTTTCCACAACCCGATGGGTTAAACTACGGACCGATGTGGAGATCGCGCTGGCGGGCTGTATTCGAGCCCTACACGATCGCAGATTTCTGTACGCGCGTCTGGAACTCTGCTACTATGTAGTTAATGCAACGGAGGGCGCTATGCAACTCGAATTCCTGGTAAATGGCACCTTGTGCCGCGTCTGCACGGTAACGCGCAAGGTGCAGCACTCGCTCCAACGCGGTGGTGGCATTGTGTGGTGGGACGCGCAGCAAACCGCCGTCCTGGAAGCCGCTGAAGCCGAGCTGGCAAGTTTCCGCAACGCGCAGGCAAACCGCAAGCTGGCACAGAACTTGCGTCAATCCACGAAACTCTGGTGATAGGAGGGTTCTAATGAACCTCGGTATCTCATTGCTCCGCAATCCAACGCCGGAGCTGATAGCTGTAATCATGGACGAAGCCCGGCCGTTGGCTGAGCGCTGGCACGCGTATTGCGTGGCGGATGAATTCGATCCCAAGGACTATCAAGCGCTTGCCGCGATGGACCCGGCCTATGTGCGCGGCGAGTTGGCGCGCATTTGCAAGGCGGTAAAGGAGGCCAAACCGACGCCATAATTCTGCCCTTGGCACGCGCAGGCAGCCCGCAGGCTCGGCTACACGGCCGGGCTCGCTGCGCTGGTACCCACAACCGGCCGCCGTGCCCGCCACGGGCCTGTACGCGCGTTCTATCGCGTTGTATTTTCGCAACACTGCTGTTGGATTTACGCGACTGTCGCATTTCTACGACGTGGCGTGCATCCAACAGTGGGATCTACGCAACACATGGAGCGACTTGCTCCTCCGCTGGGTGTCACGATCGAAGCATGCTTCTGTCCGAGACTCGCTATCGAAGCATGCTTCGCTCATTCCTGAAATTTGATCGAAATATGAGGGTCCTATCATGAAGCAAGTGACTAAGTTTGAAGCAGAAGATGGTCAGTTGTTCGACACAGAAGACGAATGCGAGCGATACGACAGGAAGAAGCGCGTTGTGGAGCTGTTCCGCAAAGACATTGACTTGCGAGACACGTCGTACGATAAGATTGTCAACTGGTTCATGCTCAACAGCCATCTCCTTAAGCCGTAAGCACCAACCCTCCGCCGCTCCACCACACCCTGTCGCTGTCTGGTTCCCACATTCGGGCGGCGCGCTCACGTCCCTACACAGCTCACCAAAACTCGCTCATACCCGAAATGCCATCGAATTCGGATCAGTATCGAGCTTACGACCTGCCAACAGCACGCGGCGTCCAAGAGCCAAATTATTTGGCATAATTTCTACCGACCCGCTGGCACTGCCCGGCAAATTCTGCCAATCCACTCTTTAGCGAAAATTTTTCGAAAACCAATCCCAATCTCGTATAGGAGACCGGGGAGGGTATGCCAAATTGTGCCAAATTTTTAGGGTGGCAATTTGCACGGAATATGTACATATTCTATTTGGCAAAAAATTTGGCATAATTTGAGCGGCGGCGCGCTAAAATGTTTTGTAAATAAACGTTTAAGAACTCGTATGTAGAAAACGCATATTCTTTAGTGTTATATTTAGCATAATTTTTTTATAGTAAGTACCTGTATTTAAAGGGTTTTTCAGTAATTCCACATTCTTTTATTTACCAGTTTCAACCCCTCTCCGGTGTGTGTGTTAAAAGGGGCTGCCAAATAAAATCGGGCGTTTTCGGGGGTTTTGCCTTTAAAATCAAGCACTTAGGTGTGCAAAATCGGTGCTAAATCGCGCTAAATGTTTCCTTCGACCTATGTTTTGCCAAAATCCCGTATGTCCACCGCACACTTCCAAAATTATGCCAAATTTAATGCCAAATTTTCAGTAGTCCACCGCCGCCCATCCACTCCCACTATTCCATCGCACATCGCTTCACTCCTCACCAACACAACCCACCGCCATTCCATAATCATTCCACATCTACTCTGCCAACCACGCTTACAATTTGTTCCAACCCTGCTAAAAACTAAATCGTATCAGAAAAGCTTTACGATGCAGCTCGGCCTAAGTTCGTAATACAATTTAGCCCTGCACTTCGCTAACACCAAAACACGTGTCCACCTTACAGGCGCACCACAAGCGCATGGGTGTGGTTACGTGAGGCACTCACTCTTCGGGCGAGAATAATGACGGACCCAGCACGCCGTTCCCGCACTGCGCCACGCGTAGCCGCAACCCACCAATCCCAATTCGAATCGTCGTTCGTTACTGCGCTGGAGATCGCCACACGCACGGGCTATCACCGCGTATCCATCAATCAGCAAGTTGGGCGATTTCTTCCAGCACCCTTCGCAATCGTCAATGGCGGTTACGTGTGGCGGCGCGAGGATATCGAGCCCTTTATTCGCGCGCTGGTGCTGCGTGCGGAAGGTGAGCGCGCCGTGGCTGCCGCTCAGCTCGCTGTGGAGGCATAATGGCTGCTGTCATGGACAATATCGAACAGCACGGGCAAGATGCGGATTGGGCCGGAGTTGTTCCAACATGGCACGCAATCCCAGACGAGCTCAAGGTTATCCAGCAATGGTTCGTTTCGGCACCTACCGACGATATCCAACCTAAGCGCCCGCTGCACGTTGACCGCTTTGGCATCCGCAATGCGAGTATCCACAAGCGTGACACGTACATGTCGTTCGACGACGCCTGCATGCGCGCCGGGCTGCTGCGGGCCAGCACGGGCAAAGACTACGGGGTCGGCTTCGTCCTCACGGCGCAAGACCCTTACTGCGTGATCGATTTGGACGACAAGGTGCACAAGCCTGCGTCGCCGCAAGACCACGCGCTGTTCAAGCAGATTATCGAAACGTACGATTCGTACACCGAGATAAGTTCCAGCGGCCGTGGCGCGCATATTGTGCTTAAGGCACAGGGTGTAGACCTCAACTTCCAGCGCGGCCACGTTGAACTGTACACGCGCACCCGTTTCATTATCCTCACCGGCAACGTGGCACGGAACATGCCCGTGCGTGATGTGGGAAACGACATCACCGCTATGGCGGACAAGATGTCAGTGATTACCGATCGTAGTGATTGGGAGATTACAGATGAAGGCGAAGAAAGGAATAAAGACGAAGATGTCTTCCACGCTGCCCGGGATGCTGCGAACGGCGAGAAATTTATGGAACTGTGGAACGGCGGCCTCGCCGGGCTGCACTCCGGTTCAGAAGCAGACATGGCGCTTCTGCAATTCCTTTGGTTCCATTCGCGTAACCGGGCACAATGCATCCGCATGTTCATGTGGAGCAAGCAGGCCGAGCGCGATCCGGCACGCATGGCGCGAGCTGACTACCTGCCGCGCACGCTGGCCGCTACGGTTGCCAAGCTGCGTGAAGACGAGCTCGCCGCTGCCTCGGTAACTTTCGAAGAATCGTTCATGGGGTTGCCGCCGATCCAGATGCCGGGCGGGGCGGAGATCGTGCTCGCCACAAGTGAAGGGCAACCGACGGCGGACTTCAGCAAGATGCTTCAGAATTACGAAGCGCAGCAGGTTGCATTGAAATCGGATGGCACGCCCGACAGACGTTTCATGAAATTGGAGACGCCGCTATCGCAGAAGAAAGTCCCGTTGCCTGAGCCGTTCGGGCGACTCCGAGCTCTGACAGACTATATCCAAAGAGCCAGCTTGTTTCCGGTTCAGGAAATCGCTGTAGCCGGGGCGCTGGGTCTGCTGGCAGGTATTGCCGGGTGCGCGTACCAGACGCGAACGCACGAAGGCCAGCGGCCGAGTGCGCTGAACCAGTATTTTATCCTGGTGGCGCGAAGCGGCACAGGCAAGGAAACCATGCGCTCCAGCATCCAGCACATCATGCGCGAGCTGGAGCGTGAACAGGTTCCAATTGGGCGGCATGTAGATTTCAACGAATACGGTTCGCCTGAAGCCTTGCACACAGACTGTATTCTCCTGGACATCACGAACTATAGCAAAGTGCACATCACCCCGGAATGGGGCCAGCTGATGAAAATCATGAAGGACAATAGCAATCAGAAGAATTCTGCTATGTACCGTCGGATTCAGCTGGACATGTTCAACGCGGGCGATTCCGGTAAAACTGTTGCCGGGCGCGTGCTGCGTGATAAGGAGAAACGGGCGGAGTCGCGCAGCGCGTTCGCCTACAGTATTCTGTCGGAAACCAACCCGGCGACGTTCGATGAAGCCTTCGATGGCGACAGCGGTGAAGACGGTTTCATGTCTCGTATCTTTGTTATCGAATACGAAGGCGTGCGACCAGATCGACAGCGGGCAGTTTCACACAAAGTTCCAAAAGAAGTTCTGGAAGACCTCAAGCGGCTGGTCATGCAGGTGCAAACCATCGAGCAGACCATCCCGGAAGGTTCGTCCATTATCGACAAGACACGGGCGCTGGCTTACACGCCTGTTAATTGGTCGTCCGACGCGGCGACAATCCTTGACCACTATCTGCTTTTTGTGGACGAGGAAATTCGACGCTATCAGATGATGGATGGGGACGATTCCCGTCAACACATTTGGATGCGTGCGGACTTGAAGATGATTCGTCTAGCGTCGCTTATCGCTGCATACGAAAACCCCTTCGAGCCTGTTGTAACGCCTGAGATTGCGCAATGGGCGATCGACATGGTGGCGCACAGTGCACATACATTTATGCACCGGTATGCGGAAGGCAAGCTGGGTCAGAAGGGTCAACGTTCATATACCGTTGTCATCAGTACGTTGCGTAAGATGGCAAACATGGAAATCAAATTGTCGGATGACGAAAAGATATTCATGGCACAAGGTATTGTTCTACATAGCCCAATTTTTGCGCGCGTCGCTAGCCGTATCGCTCGCTCTGGTGGGGATGCTTCGCGTGAATTACAGGCAGTTATGCAGACGCTGATCGCAGAAGGCCGTATTGTAAAAGTTCCTCAAACCGAACTTCAAAAGCTCGGAAAACGCGGTGACGCCTACCGCTTACTCAACCTCTCCTAAGGAGACCATATGTTTCTCAAAGTTATCGAACGTGACGGGCGAGCTGAAGCCCGCGTCAATGTTCTGCATATCACGTCGATGCAAGACGTTGGCGGCGGGCAAGTTCGGCTCACGTTTTGGGGTGGCACGGTGATGTACATCACCAACACCATCCAGGATCTCGAAGGTCAGCTGGAACGCACCTTCGCGCAGTAACACCAACCACAAGAGCAAAGGAGTAGTCATGAAATACCCGCAACACATCTTGGCTTCCCACACCGCAACTCTCAAGGCATCGCTGGCAATGCGCCACGTTGTGCCGGACGTCGCCCACATCTCCGGTATCGTTGGTTCGGCGCGCGAAACGATGTTGGACGTGCTGGGTGACAACGTGTATCTGGCGCGTCGCCAAGAGCTAGAAGGCGACGAGAAGTTCCGCCAGTGGCTGCCCTATTATGTATTCCTGCGCCAAGGCGAAAACGGACCGGAAGTGTTCATGTACCAGCGCAGCAAGCAACAAGGCGAAACCCGGCTACTCGGAAAGTGCAGCATCGGGCTGGGCGGGCACATGGATCTCGTTGACGTTCGCCATCAGGACAGCGTGATCGACGTCGCAATGACGCTGGCAGTTAGCGGGCGGCGCGAGCTGGACGAAGAAATCATGGTGTCCGCCAACGGCAGCCAGTTCTACGGCTGGTCGGCCTACGTGACCGGAAACCGCGCCATGGCGAACTTCACGGCGTTCATTCTGGACGACAGCGACGCTGTTGGCCGCGTGCACGTGGGGCTGGTGCACGTGATCGAAGTCCCGGCAAACCTGGAACTCGAGTGCAAGGACGACGGCAACGTCGGCAAGGGCTTCATACCTGTCGCACGGTTGCTCGAACACGACCTGGAAAACTGGTCGCGTCTGCTGGCGATGGATCCGCATTACCTGCTCGCCTAATACATCTGCGCCGACGATAGAAAAGTCCAATTGGTGTGACTGGAACTAGTTCGGCACAATGTTGTTCATGCAGGGCAGTAACCCGCTGCCCTGCAAACACAACACTTTAGGAGCAAAAGATGAATGACGCAGAAATGTTGGCTGCGATGCAAGCAGGCTACCAGACCGTGGAAGTGCGGTTCCTCGCGGATGGTTGGCAGCACCAGTCGGCGCAACCGACTTTCCAGGACAAGACGTACAACTACAAGGTCCCGACGGCGTGGGGCGTGCGCGAAGGCGACTGGCTGATCGTGCTGCCGGGCAGTGCGTTCAAAACCGTTCGCGTGTTCTCCGTGTCCGACATGCCGGAGCTGCTGTCCCACAACGGCCGCCCGCTCAAATGGGCGGTGCAGAAGGTCGATCCGACGTTCTACTTCAACGTCGACACCGTGGAACGGCAGATGCTGGCACACGTTCGTGCGGCACAGGTCCGGAAAGAGCGCGAAGCGCTGTTGGCCGAGATGCGCAACACCGTCGGCTCGGCGGTGGACGAAAGCATGCGTGCGTTCGCCCAACTGCTCGGCGGTCAACCGCTCCAGCTGAACCTGCCGACGGGTGCAGGCGAAGCGGCAGCACAGGCGGCCCCGGCCACCACGCTCAACTTCGACGCCAGCAAGGTTGCACCGGCAGGTGAACAGGGAAACGTCGGCGCGCAGGCACCCGCAGCCAGCTTCGCGGCTACACCGACGGCTGCTGGTACTGACGCACAACTGCGCGCCGCGCAAGAAGGGCTCAACGCAGCCCGTGCGGCGGAGGGTGCGGCGGCACCGGTGGTGGAAGGCATGCCGCAAGGCACGAAGCCGTCGTGGGCGCAGTAACACCGGAGCTGATACTCGAGACGCTTGCGCGTTGTGGTGACGGCGCGCAAGTAATCGATATCATGCGGGAGCTCCGCCTCGCTGGTTATTCCGGTCTCGGACTGGTCAGTGAGTTTTGCTGTACAATACGTCACATGGGCTTCACGGTGCAACAAGACCGCGAAGTATTTAAAGTCTCAATCTAAGAGGTAATCATGGTACAAATCCCGGAGCAACCCTTCAGCCTTGCAGACATCAGCGAGTGGTTCAAGCTCAAGCAGGAGCTGGCGGCACTCAAGACCAAGGAAATGCTTGCACGTGTCAATGTGTTCAAGCATACGTTCGGCCTGAACCCGGACACGAAGCTGGAAGGCACCAACAACTACGAACTGCCGGACCACTACGTCCTCAAGGCAGTCACGTCGCTCAACCGCGATCTGGAAATCGAAGTTCTGCGGGCAATCGCAGAAGAGCTGCACACGAAATTCAACATCGTGGCCGACGACCTTGTGCGCTGGAAACCGGAGCTCAACCTGCCCGCTTACCGCGAGCTGTGCAAGGAGCACCCGGAAGCCGCAAAGTTCTTCGATCAGTGCATCACGGCGAAGCCCGGCACCCCGCAGCTCGACATCACGCTGCCGAAGAAGTTCCAGGGCAAAGGCGACCTGACTCCGCCGTCGGTCAGCGAACAGATCAAGACGCCGTTCTAATACACCACACTTGCCGTCGCACAGGCGGCAAGTCTTTCGGAGAATAAGAATGCTTGTCACAGTCATTGCTGACGCAAGCTTTGCAGTTCGAAGCAAATATCAATCTTCTGGCTGGGCCGCTTACGTGGTCCGCGACAATGTACGTCGGTACTATGGCGGTTCGTTTCACATGCAAATGGTCAGCAATATTACCGCAGAATGCGGGGCCATTGTGAACGGCGTCTGGTCCGCGCTTGAAGCAAATCATATCTGTGAAGGTGACAGGCTTATCATCCAAACAGACTGTATGGCGGCCATCGAGCTGCTTCCGAAAGGGTACGGAAGTATTAGCGGTTCCCACAAGAAGCGGCCGCATATGAAGCAGATCAACGAAATGCATTTCGAGTTTGCTCGGCTTATGCTCGTCAACGGCTTGAAGTACGAATTCAGGCACGTTCGCGGGCATACTAACGACACTGCGAGCCGCAGCTTTGTGCAAGGCCAGTGCGACCGACTTGCACGCCGGCACATGGCAATTCAAGACAACGAAAGGAGAAAGGCAGATGGCGGGTGAAGGCATCGTAAAGGGGCCAATGCTGGCGGTTGAAGTTGACCTGGAAAAGCTGACGTTTCCATGCTACGGAAGTCCGAAGCTCGATGGCGTGCGGGCTACGTGCCACCACGAAACCGGCGCAGCCATGTCCCGCAACAACATCGCCATTCCGTGCGATTACGTGCAGGAACAGTTCGGCATGGATTGGGCCGGGCTGGACGGCGAGCTGATTGTCGGGCCGTGGAACGCCAAGGACGTCTTCAACCGCACCACGCGCAACGGGGTGATGACGGAAGACGCCAAGCCTGACTTCCAGTTCGTTGTGTTCGACTATTACAACGATCCGAATCCCAACCGTCCGTATGAAGAGCGATACGAGCGTCTGCGCTGGGCCTTCGACAATATGCCGAAGTCGGTTTCGCGCGGGCGGCTTGTGCTGCTCCAGCAAGTGCTGATCACTTCGCTTGACCATTTGACCGAATACGCTGAAAGCAATATCGAAGCCGGATACGAAGGCACTATGGTTCGCCGTCGGGACGGCATCTACAAGTTCGGCCGCAGCACCGCCAAGCAAGGTTACCTCCTGAAAGTGAAAAAGTTCCAGGACGACGAAGCTATTATCGTCGGTGCCGAGGAGCTTATGTCGAACCAGAACGAGGCGGAAATCGGCGAGGTTGGTCAGACCAAGCGCAGCACCAAGAAGGAAGGCTTGGTTCCGATGAACATGCTGGGCGCGCTGGTTGTCAAAGACGTCAAGACCGGGGTGTTCTTCAATATCGGAAGCGGCTTCGACATGGAAATGCGCGCATACTTGTGGGAACAGCACAAGAGCGGCGAGCTGTACGGCAAGATCGTGACGTATAAACATTTCCCTATCGGTGCGAAAGATAAGCCTCGTTTTCCAATTTTTAAAGGCATTCGCCACCCTGCGGATACGCCCGCCCTTAAAGGCGTCGCGGTAAAATAGCCGTACTAATTAAGGAGCCTTGATGGCACTCAAATTCACCACAACCGACCAAGCATCGCTGTCGCAGGGCGTCAAATGCCTTGTGTATGGCGATGCGGGTATGGGTAAGACGACGCTGTGCGCCACGCTACCCACCCCGGTCATCCTGTCGGCGGAATCCGGCCTTCTGTCGCTGCGCAAACACAGTTTGCCGGTGATCCAGATCGACAATGTCACCGACCTGCAAGAAGCATACGCATGGGTCGCGGGCAGTGCAGAAGCTCGCCAATTCCAGTCTGTCGCACTGGACTCCCTCACGGAAATCGCTGAGCAGGTGCTCAACAACGCCAAGCGGCAGGTCAAAGACCCGCGCCAAGCTTACGGCGAGTTGATCGAAAAGATGGAATCGGTTATCCGTCTTTTCCGCGATCTCCCGGGAAAGAACGTGTATATGTCGGCAAAGATGGAGCCGATGAAAGACGAGTTGACGGGTATCGTCACCTATGGCCCGAGCATGCCGGGTGCCAAGCTGGGACCGAAACTTCCGTACTTCTTCGACTTCGTTTTCCGCCTTGGCGTCAATCAGACACAGGACGGGCAGAAGTATCGCTTTCTGCAAACGCAACCCGAGCTCAAGTACATCGCAAAAGATCGTAGCGGTGCACTCGACGCAATCGAGCCGCCGGACCTGAACCATGTGATTGCCAAGGTTCGCACGAATTAAAAAGTTTCTCAACGGCCCCGATATAAGGCCAATCAAAAGGAGCAGTAAAATGGCTGGTTTGAATTTTGACGCAACCAACGTCGCCCCGGATGCAGGTCGTGAGGTTGTGCCGGAAGACTGGTACGATCTGCAGGTCACCGGTTCGGAAATCAAGCCGACGAACGGCGAAAAAGGCCCCGGCGCGCAACTGGTGGCGGAGATCACCGTCATCTCCGGCAAGTATGCCAACCGCAAGATGTGGTCGCGTTTCAACGTGCAGAACCCGAACCCGGAAGCCGTGCGCATCGGCTACGCACAACTGTCCGCCCTCTGCCACGCCGTCGGCGTCCTGCAAGTCGCAGACAGTCAACAGCTCCACGGCATTCCGTTCAAGGGCAAGGTGAAGATCCGAAAGGGCGGCGTGCGGCCTGAAGGCGGCAATTACGACGACCAGAACGAAGTGTCCGTTTACAAGCACGCCAGCGATCCGCAGCCGACCAACACCGTCGCCAACGCCCCGTCGCTGCCCGGCGCAGCCACGGCCGGCGGAACCCCGAGCTGGGCCGCGCAGCCGGCCGCAGCCGCCCCCGTGGCCGCCGCCCCGGCCGCTGGTGCCGCACCGTCGTGGGCGGCCCCGGCAGCACCCGCCCCGGCAGCCGCAGCACCGGTCGCAGCCGCGCCGGTAGCAGCGCAGCAAGCGGCCCCGGCTGGTGCGCCGGGCTGGGCCAACGGGCAGCCGACGCAACCGGCCGCAGCCCCGGCAGCGCAGGCAGCCGCCCCGGCACAACCGGACCACCCGGCAGTCGCCGCAGCGCAGGCAGCGCAGCCCCCTTTCGTGATGGCACAGGCGGCTGCGCCGGTGGCGGCTGCTGCGACCCCGACTGCACCCGTGCAGGCTCCGACGGTTGCATCCACACCGGCACCTGGATTTGCGCCCGCGCAAGCGGCTGCTCCGGCGGCTGAAGCGGCTCCGAGCTGGGCGCAGCAGGCAGCACCGGCAGGGCAGACGCCGAGCTGGGCGCAGTAAGTATTCCTCGCTCCATCCGCTGTAAAAAGCGGGTTTTGACGGCCGCCTAGTGCGGCCGTATTTTTCTGGAGTAGAATATGTATCTCGCCGTTAAAACGAAAGAACAAATCGATGCGGCCATTGAGGCGGATCAAGGCGCATCGTTCCGCAAACTGCTCGGGCAAGCAATTGTCGAATCGAGCGACGCCTTCCGCAGTGACAACGAACCGTTCCGCGGCCACCTTGGCGCGTCTATTATCGGACAGGATTGCGGTCGCAAAGTCTATTACGACTGGCATTGGGCGACACGCGAAAAGATTTCAGCTCGCGTTTTGCGCCTATTCAATCGAGGCCATCTGGAGGAAGCACGTTTCATTGCCATGCTCCGTATGATCGGCGTGGAGGTGTACCAGCACGACAGCAATGGCAAGCAATTCCGAATCATGGACTGCGCCGGGCATTACAGCGGCAGCGGCGATGGCATTGCCGTGGGAATCCCCGACATTCAGCCGGGCATGCCGTGCCTTCTGGAATTCAAAACGCACAATGACAAGTCGTTTATAAAACTTGTCAAAGAAGGCGTGAAGATGGCGAAACCAGAGCATTACGTCCAGATGAACCAGTACATGGGTAAGTTTGGTTTCGGAATTGCATTGTATGGGGCGGTGAATAAGAACAACGACGACATCCACTGGGAGTTGGTGCCGTTCGACCGTGAGAATTATGAAGCGTACATGGAACGCGCCCACAAGATTGTTTGGGCGGACAGGATTCCCACACGCATCAATAACAGCCCGTCGTGGTTCCAATGTAGCTGGTGTTCGCACAAGAAAATATGTCACGGTCTTGGTGCAGTCCCGGATAAGAACTGTCGAACGTGCGCATATTCGCAACCTATCGACGACCGGAATGAAGGCGGTTCTTGGGTCTGCAAGCTGTACAATAATGCTGTAATTCCTAAGGAAGTGCAGTTCAACGGCTGCCCGTCATACGTCGTTAATAAGGAGCTGTAAGGTGCCAATCGCAATTGACCCCCGAGATTATCAGATCTGGTGTCATAATGCGCTCCACAAGTGGTTTGCCAATAACAGGACTGGCAACCCATTGGTTGTGGAGCCTACCGGGACAGGCAAGTCGGTTCAGATTGCTATGTGGCTCTACGATATTTTTCGTAATTGGCCTTCCCAACGAGTCCTTGTAATTACTCATGTTAAAGAGCTGATCGCACAGAACTACGAAAAGCTCAAGCTGCTATGGCCGGAAGCCCCGGCTGGCATCTATAGCGCAGGTATTGGTCGTAAGGATACATTCTTTCCGATCACATTTTGCGGTGTTGCGTCGATTGCAAAGAACGCAAGCTCTTTGTTCGGGCATGTCGATTTGATTCTGATTGACGAAGCGCATCTGGTTTCGCCAGACGAACTTACGATGTACCGAAAGATCATTGACATGTTGATGGTCATTAACCCTAAGCTGAGGGTTATCGGCTACACAGCAACCCCGTGGCGCTTGGGCGGCGGCCATCTTACTGAGTGCGGACTGTTCACCGACGTTGCATTCGACATGGGTAAGATGGAGCCGTTCAACTGGCTCTTAGACCAAGGTTATCTGCTGCCGATCGTTTCGCCGAAGACTGACACCATCCTTGACACTGAAGGCTTGCATAAGCGGGGTGGCGACTTTATCGAAAAGGAAATGCAGGTTGCTTTCGATAAATCGGAACTGACCGAAAGCATTGTCCGCGAATCAATTCGTATGGGCGCAAAACGGCATAGCTGGCTGGCATTCTGCAGCGGTATTGAACATGCCGAGAATATGGCAGAATGCTTCAATATGTACGGTATCGAAACCGCTGCTGTGCATTCGAAGATGAAAGGGGATCGAGATAAGATCATTCGGGCTTTCCAGCACGGCGATATTAAATGCGTTACGAACAATGGGGTGCTAACGACAGGGTTCGACCATCCCGCGCTCGACATGATTATCATGGCGCGTGCAACTGATTCTGCGACCTTGTGGGTGCAGATGTGTGGGCGCGGCACCCGCCCTGTGTACGTGGAAGGATTCGATCTTAAATCGCAAGAAGGGCGGCTGGCAAGTATTGCAAACAGCCAGAAACAGAACACGCTGCTGCTCGACTTTGCACGTAATACGAAACGTAACGGGCCGATTAATGATCCTCTTATTCCACGGAAGAAAGGTTCAGGAAAAGGTGACGCGCCGGTCAAAGAGTGCCCTGAATGCGGGTGCACCGTGCATGCGTCGCTGCGCGTATGCAACGGCCTGCGCCCATTCGGTACGCTGGCCCAGCAGGCTAAGGAAGCCATTGTTGCGGAGACAATGAAGAACTACGAAGCCGACGACATGGTCAAGTGCGGCTTCGTATTCCCGATCGCAAGCAAGCTGAACCTTGTAGCTGCGTCGGACGATATTATCAAGAGCGATCTGCCAATCTTTGAGGTCTTCAAAGTATCACACATCAGTTACGCGATTCAGAAAAGTAAGTCCGGTGGCATTCCAATGCTCAAGGTGACGTACTATTACGGGCACCAGTCTGTAACAGAATTCGTGTGCCCGGAACACCCGCCAAAGCCAAACGGCGGAAAGTCATTCCCGAGGTTGAAGGCCGAGCAATGGTGGGCGCTGCGTTGTGGGAAAGGCGATAAGGTGCCAGACACGGCGGCGGAGATGCTTGAGATTGTGAACATGTTGCCGCAACCGAAACATGTAAATGTCTGGACTAACAAGCAATATCCAGAACTGATGCGTGTCGATTTTAGCGGAACGGCATTCGGTACTGAGGCTAAGTCGGAGGATTCGCCACAAGTCGAAGTAGTTGAAGCGCAGATGCGGGGTGTGAGCTTCAACCTTGGCGCTGGCGCAGCAGCTTCAGCGTCGCCGCGCGCCCCGGCAGGAGTTGACGAATATGATGACGACATACCTTTTTAGGATCCGACTATCGACTTATCGGCCGATTAATCGTATGATCGGTCGTGATAGAAAAGATTGCTTTGCGTATTAGATCTGTATGCCCCACAATTGCATCACGCCGTTAAACATAAGAGCAAGGAGTGGCAAATGGAAGGCAAAGCGTACACCAGCCGGAGCAACGCAAAGCGTGCCGCGCTGAAGGAATACCCGGAAGGCAACTACGAAATCTACGCGCAGGGCGAAGGATTCGCCTTCCGCGGGCTGGAGATCGAGATCGCCGAAGACGGTGAGAAGTTTGTCGACCCGGCTGTGATTGACGGGTTGGCGGACTACCAACGTCCTGCCGCACAGGCTATGGTGCAGGAAGCCCTGTACGCCGAGCCGCCTATGCCGCCTAGCGCTTTCGCCAACATGTTCGGCGGCCTTGTGCAAGGCGCAGACAGTGAGGTTGCGGCCCGTGTGCTGGCTGCTTCCCACACCGGCAGCAAGCGCAGCCACAAGCTGGACGACAACGAAGGCGGATGCCCGCTGTGCGGCGCGGTGGCAAGCTCCGTCACGCTGGTGGATTCGAATCAGGCGGGAGACGATGACCGCCGCGACTGCCACGAATGCGGGCGTCGTTTCAACGCACGGACCGGGATCGAGATCAAGTACGGCTACACGAAGACGGACGTCGCTCGCGGCCACAAGATCGAGAAGAACCGCGAAACGCAGAACGGCATCACGCGGCCCAGCGCAGGCACCCTGTGCCGGGCAGTATGGGATGCGTGCGACGAAGCTCAAGCGGCCGCAGGCGGCACCATGCCGTCGGCAAAGGATATGCGAAAGGTGAACGACGATAAGGGTTGGAACATGAACAACACCCTTATCGAATATTACCAGTGGCGCAAGTTCATGGGCTACAGCAAGAAGCGAGGTGCATGATGAGCTCGATTCTCGAACGGTTGCGCTTCGCCGCCAAGTATTACATAGCATGTGTTGCGGAGGAGCGAAAGGAAAAGAACTCTTTCGACAAGATCCAAACCTGTGCGCGAAATTCACCAAGGGATGGAGATCTGCGGGCGTTGGAAACGCAAGCTGTAAAGGCGTTGAACCGCGCAACTGACGAACGTAGAGCAGCCGAGCACAATCTCGCCGTTGCAATACAGGAAGCAGAATCGCAGACGTTAAAAACGTCTATCCGCGACACCTGCAGATAGAATAATTCCATCCCGGCGCAGGAACTATTCTGTACAATAGGTTCATGTGCAGCACATTTCGGGCTGCAACACTTGGAGTTAAAAATGAAATTCCTCGAAGAAAAGAAGAGCGAGTATTCTGACGGTACGACAAAACATTACCATGCTACCCGCGACGAAGCCTTGAAGCTGATTCGCAATGCCCCGGCCCGTGTGCGTTTCTACGCACACGTCGATGTCGCAGTCGGCATCGATGCGGATCTCGATCATTTTTATCGACACCACACCTCGGTCCCGCTCACGCGTCCGGCGGCAAAGGGCCTCATCGAGGATGTGATGCGCAACGCGAAACCTGAAGAGCGCGTCATCGTCAAAGACTACGTCGACGGTGACTACCGCGCAATCTATTTCGGGTGATACCATGCGAGTTCAGAAAGACGATACCTTGACAAAAGCAGAAGTCCTCTGGCTTCTTGCCATGGATTCGCAACGCGACGAATCCAATTTTGCACTTCTGGATATCTCCAAGGGTGCAGAACACCAGCGCAGCGCTGTGATTGTTGTCACGCAGTTCGTGGATGGTAGCGCGGCACAACTCGGTATTGAGTTTGTGGATGAAGTTGCCAAGCTGGGCCAATACAAGCGCGCGCTGGAGAAAATCCTCGAAAGTGATAATCTGATCAATGCGCGCGTAATAGCTAAGGGGGCATTGGAATGAACTTTCTTATTGGTCAGCGGGTGATTTACGGCCAGCGCGAAATCGTTAAAGTGATCGATCCTCCGCGCGGTCAAAGACTTCCCGGATTCAACCAACAATGGGTTATGCGCGCTTCGGGCTATGAACAGTGCGTTTCTCTCGACAATCTCAAACCGCTTCCGGGAGGCCAACTGTGAGCGACCGCAAACGAATTCTGGACAAGATTGGCAAGCTGCTGAATCTCGGCAAAGATGCACGTGGGAACGCCAACGAGTGTGCCGCTGCCCTGCGCCAAGCACAGAAGTTGATGGATAAACACGGCGTGACGCAAGCCGAACTCGGGCTCGTGGGTTACAGCAAGGAAACCGTTGAATGCCCGATTCAGGTTAGCAAGAAAACCATTCCGCTGCGCCTCAGTCTTCTTGTGCATATCATCGCGGACGCGTTCGGGGTTAAACCGATCATCGGTTCAACCAAACGTCAGTCGGACTATAGTTATGTGGTCCACTACATAGGGCCGAGCGGGCGCGTTATGCTGGCTGTGTATTCCCACACGGTGGTGCAACGGGCGCTCGACGCTGCGTGGCGCAAATACCTCGCATTGCACCCTGAAATTCGTGGCATGCGTGGTGTGCGTGCAGGCTTCGAATCCGGTTGGTTAGAAGAAGTCCGAAACTCCGTCCAGGAGCTTGGATTTACGGAAGAAGAGCGGGCAGCCACCAACGCACTGATTGAAAAAGAGTTCACGTCCCTCGTTAAACACAAGACAAACGTGACAAGTGTGGACGCACTTGCTAACGCCGACGGCGCAGCGGCCGGAGCGGAATTCAGATTGAGCCGCCCTGTCTCAAAAGAAAACCTGAAAATTGGCGGTTAAAATGGATACCGAAATTCTCGCCGCAAAGATTAAGCATTTGCAGACCAGTATTATCGCATTGTGCGTCTGCTGTGCTTTCATCCTTATCGTTGTGGTTGCGCTATTCGCACGTATCGAGGTTATGAACGGCGAGCTGCAATCCCTGCGCCACCCAGCAGCTCCCGAACAAACGCGAGGCTATGATGCTTGATAGTTACGACAAGGAATTCTTTACCGTCATAGCAATCACTCTCGGTTGTGTTGTGCTGGCGATGGCGGCAATTATGGGGCCGGTACTGTATTTTCAGCACAAGAGAGAAGTTCAACACAAGCTGTATCTGGAAAAGCATGGGTGCCAAGTAAAATGGAAGCTTGGTACTGGAGGTTACGTCATGTGCGGAAAGTATTGCACTCGGCCTGAAATCGCAACAATCTATGAGTGTGCGGATGGGTTGCGTGTGGAGGTTGATTAATGCGATGTTCCGTACCGATTAAAAAGTCCAATCCATAGGCACGGAACTACTGCTATACTTTGGTCATGCGTAACCAACAAGGAGCAACGCAATGAACCAGAACAAAACTTCTTTCGACGACATGGAAGACGATTTCCCGTCGTCGGAAGACTTCAATGCAAAACCGCGCGACTACCTGGAAGCCGCCCACGAGTACATCAAAAACCGTGGTGGCACGCAGCGCATCTATGAAGAGCGCAAGGCTGTGCATCGCCCGACGGACCGTGCCGAGAAGCTGTATTCCGAAAACTGCCCGGCGTGCAAGGGCAGCGGCAAGTTCACGTCCTACACGGGGCGTGTGGTTGGCAACTGCTTCAAGTGCGAAGGCAAAGGCGTCCTGACGTTCAAGACGAGTCCCGAATCGCGCGCCAGCGGCCGCCAGTCGGCAGAGCGTACACGCATGCGCAAGGCGCAGGAGCTCTCGGAAAACATCGCGGCATTCAAGGAACAGAACGCCGACGTGTACGGTTGGATCGAAAGCAATCTCAACCGCAACTTCGACTTCGCAGACAGCTTGCACGAGCAGCTCCACCGTAAGGGCGAGCTGTCCGAAGGGCAGATTGCGGCTGTGTTGCGGTGCATGGAGCGCGAGAAAGCTCGCACGGCAGAGCGCGTCGCCAACGCCCCGGCAGCAGATGCCGAAAAGCTGGAGAATGCCTTCAAGCACGCGCAGTCCAGCGGCCTCAAGTTCCCGTCGCTGTATTTCAGCGGCTTCCGCTTCAGCCCGGCCAGTGCCAACAGCGCCAATGCCGGTGCAATCTATGCAAAGGCCCATGACGGCACGTATCTCGGCAAGGTAGCAGGCGGCAAGTTCTTCAAGTCGCGCGATTGCAGCGCCGAGGATGAACAAGACGTGTTGCGTGTGGTCAACGACCCGTTTGCAGCGGCCGTCGAGTTTGGCAAAATGACGGGGCATTGCTGCGTGTGCAACCGGCTTCTGACGGATCCGGAAAGTGTCAATCGCGGTATCGGTCCGATCTGTGCCGAAAGGTTTGGGTGGCTGTGATGGACAACCTGCGCCGGGAAACGGCTGAAGCGGCAGACGTCATTGACGCTGCCGTTTTCATAGGTGACGAGTTCTTGCAACCGGCTGCCCGTGCGGCCCTCCGGGAGCTTATGGGGCGTTGGGAGCGCGGCCTTCGCGAATACGACAATATGGAGATTGGCGATGGCTCGGCTTCCCACAATTCATAAGGCCAACCAGCCGATCGCGCACACGCGCGGTATGCGGGTGACTTTTGGAAAATACAAAGGTCTTCTTGTTGAAGAGATTCTTGACGAAAATGCGGGCTGGCTTGTATGGGCGCACGAAAATGTTGAACATTTCCGGCTGGATGAAGACATTTATCAAGAAGCTATGGCTCGCGATGTTCAACGAAGAGCCCGGAACGAAATCAAGCGCTACGCCGAATACAACTTCTGGGGCGACTTCGATGACTAATCAGCTTCAGTACTGGCGTGAAGGCTGTTACGTCAGCGACAGCGGCGCGGCGCACCCACTTGCCTATATCATTGGCGAAGCCAGCACGGATCAGATAAAGGCTGTCGGGCTGACAACTGCTTACCTCAACCAGATGCTGCGTCTTGGGAAGCAGTACTACCCGCAATTCAGCCAGTCAGGCATGACGGTTCAGCAGTATGGGGACTATCTTTTTAAAATCGGACGGAGGTTCTGATGCCCGAAATTATCAACGGCGTTACGTGTTACACGTGGCGTGAATCTTTCGACATGTGTCAACATCGCGTGTGCAAATATCATGCGATTGACCTCGAAGATGCGTACTGTACGCACCCTGAATCGTTTCGGGTGTCCCCGGTTTTCGGTTGCAGTACGAACCGCATGATCAGGGAAGGGCTTTGTACGGGTTGCAACGACAAACCGGAGAAGAACCTGCGTCAGCTTTTCGCGCCGGCGGAGAAGAAATAATGAGACAGTTCATTGCAGTTACAGCAGTCGAGGTCGCCGATAAGGATGACCAGAACGACGCGCCGAATGTGTACGCGCGCCCGGCAATCATTCCCGTCGATACAATCGAATACGTATCGGAATTACAAGAGGATGACATACGAGGCGAACACGAATACGGCGGCGGGGCGCGAACGCGTATCGATCTTAGAGCTGACACTGTTTTCGTTAAAGAGACGATGTCGGTTCTTTTCAGGATGCTTGTTACAAATCAGTCGTAGACGGCTGCCTTGGTTACGCATACACTTTATTCAGCTGCGTAACTAAGACTTTTAGAGGGTGCTATGGGTTATCTCGTTATCGATCGTCAAAATATGACGCTGGTGCACAAATGCACCACGCACGCTATTGCGTCGGCTATCGCCACAATCGAATGCGCACGGGTGCCGGTGTCCATCCTGCCGCACGATCGCGCAGTGCTGTTGGCGCGATTCAGCGATTATGAATTGAAGCGCCTTTACCTCGGTATTACCGGCGCGGATATGGGCGCGATATATTTCACGGACGCGATCATCGCCGCCGTGGATCAAGTCATCGACGCCGTTCCAGTATCGGAATTCAATTCGATACTGGTTGCAGCGCAAGCGGATTACGCAAAAGCCAATAGCGAGAACGATGACGAGGATCTCATCGACTACCGCTACAAGCCGGCAAGCACAACACCCGAGGCCCTGATACAGTTCAAGTGGCCGGACCCAAAGCAGGCGAACCCACTGGCGTGGGAAACGCTGGCTGGCCTGCCGAAAACCAACACGCTGCGCGTGCAGCCGCCCGCGCCTGCCGAGCCCGTGGCCGCGCCCGCACCTAACCACACGCCAGCGCAGCGGGAGCCCAGCGGGCCGCGTGGCGGGGCTGGCAGCCGGGGTGCCGCAAGCACGGTTTTCGGTGTTGCGGACGAAATGTGGGAGAAGGCGGGGAAACCCATGACAATCGAAGGTATGCTTCAGCTTCGGAAAGAAATCATGACTCACATGGAAGCGGAGTATGGGGTGAAGCGCACTACCAGCAGTAGCGCTCTTTGCAATTGGCAAAAAATGAAGCTGGAGCAGTCAGATGTGAAGTAGCGTGAATGCGTCATGTTAAAGTGCATTCACGTTTGCAAAAACACACCCGACCCGATTACATTTCACTGGAGAGCATGATGAGCGACAAGACCCCCGAGCAACTGGCGGCAGAACAGGCAGCGGCGGCCGCTGCACAAGCGAAGGCAGCAGAAGCGGCTGCCGCGAAGGAAGCGAAGGCCCAGGAAGCGGCGCGCAAGAAGGAAGAGCGCGAAGCTGCCAAGGCGGCCAAGCTGGCAGAAGCCGAAGCGAAGAAGGCCGAACTCGAAGCGGCCAAGGCTGCCAAGGTCGCGGAAAAGGAAGCCGCGAAGAAGGCGAAGGAAGACGAGAAGGCCCGCAAGGCGGCCGAGAAGGAAGCGGCGAAGGCGGCGAAGCAGAAACCGAAGATGCCCGAGCAGAACGGCGTCCGCCGCCCCGGTCCGGACGGCGAGTGCGGCAAGGCGTGGGCGGTGTTCGACAGCATCTCGCAGTCGCAGAATGCACCGTGCGCGATCTCGCAAGCCATCACCGTCGCCAAGGCGATGGAGCCGCCGCTCAACGAAGGCAACCTCCGCACCGAATACGCGCGCTGGAAGAAGTTCAACGGCCTGACCGGCAAGATCGACGCGCCGAAGACGCCGGAGCAGATCGAAGCCGAAAAGGCAGCGGCAGCGAAGGCGGCGGAGCTGGCCGCGCAGCAGCAAGCGGCAGCGCAGCACCCGCAAGCGTAATGCGACGGCCCGCGCTGACCGTTTGATGGGCGACTGCGCGGCCGTAGTATCAGGGGATGCGCTTTTGCGGCGTATCTTAAACGAAGGCTTCTTAAACCCTCGCCCTGACTTTGGTGTAAAGTGTATTGCCGTGAAGGTGCTGTATGTGAGAGTCCAGCATCTACACCCTCTGGATACGTGGAGGTTTCCACGTTATAAAGGACTTGTTCCATCCAGATTTTCCGAGTGTAGCGCAGCCCGGTAGCGCATCTGATTTGGGATCAGAGGGTCACAGGTTCGAATCCTGTTACTCGGACCAGTTTCGGGTCATCTGTTTGGTTTCTTTTTGTGTCCGCGCGCAAACAGCAGATGGGTGACCCGAGCCGTGGTGGTGGCAGTTCGGCCATAAACAGCCGGGCCAAAGCCAAACGCGCCGTGACGGTCACGGAACCGTGGCCCCGGGTAGAAACGGGGCGCTTACCTTGAAGCACCCGAGCTGACCGGACATCAGTAGTGGCGCGTGAGGCTTGTCCCCTTGCCCGCAGAAGCTCAACCAGACGGCCTCAGAAACCAGAGGGTAGTCGGGTGTTTCAAAGTGGGCGTACCAGGAAGCGCCTTTCGTCCTCCTTCGCATACCAATTTGGTCGTTGGTGCGGTCGTCACAGCGGAGGGCGCTTCCTGGTGCCGTGCACCTGTGCGCTAAACCTGTGCCGCGGATACGTCTGCACCACGGGAGAGATGCTGGAAGTCCGATAAGATGCGCTGGCGTCTTGCGCACATGCGGGGAAGCACTGGTGAACCCGCGCCGTAGTCCATTTCGCTTAAGACTTTAAACTGTAGCGGGTGCGGTATCGTGGTGGCGGCTTGTTCCGCAGACTTACGGCCGTACACTTCGCGGTCACCACAAGTGGTCGCACGACACCAATCGCGCTTACGTGATAAAACTGTGCGCGGTCGGGCGATTGCGCCGGGTCGACATATCACACTTCGGTGGAGATGAACGTCGCCCGGCGCAAGTTCGGCTACAATTAATCCAGTCAACCTGCCCTAGCTGGGCCACCTCACTGGAGCTATAATGCCCGTCATCAATATCCAGCCGCGCGAGAAGCTGGATCATTTCTCCCAAGATTTCCTCGAAGTACATTCCATTTTCGACACGATCCAAGGTGAAGGCCCGTTCGCCGGCCGCGCTGCCGTGTTCGTGCGGCTGGCTGGGTGTAACCTGCAATGCCCCGGTTGCGACACCGACTATACGGGCAATCGGGCAAAGATGGCGACGCCCGAGATTGTCATGGAAGTCAACAGCATGGTGAGCCAGCGGCGTGAAACCAACGTGACACCGCCACTTGTGGTTATCACGGGTGGGGAACCGCTTCGCCAGAACATCACGCTTCTGTGTGAGATGTTAGTCACTGCGGGTTGCCAAGTCCAACTCGAAACGAACGGGGTGTTGCCGCCTCCGCCGGGACTTCTGGATATTTGCACTGCAGAGGAATACCTCTGTTTTCCTGCGAATGTGCCGAGAATTCTGCATCGTGAATCTGGATTGTTCATCGTTGTGTCGCCGAAAACGCATCGCATCAACAGCCAGATTGCCAGCTACGCAAGCGCGTACAAATACGTCGTGAATGAAGAGCAAGGAACCGACGGCCTGCCGAACGTCGCGCTTGAAAACCGAACGAACGGCCCGCTGGCCCGGCCGCCGGAATGGTGGCGCGGCCCCGTGTACGTGCAGCCGCAAGACGAGCAAGACGAGGCTCGCAACCGTCGAAATCTCGACACCGCAATGGCGCTGTGCCGCAAGCACGGTTACATACTTCAAGTACAGCTCCACAAAATCATCGGGGTGGAATAATGAAAGAAGCTCTGGAAAATATGGAGTGCGAAGTCAGCGATACGAACGCGGGGTTTAAGTTTCGTCTCGTGAACAAGCGCACCGGGCAGAAGACGTTGTGGTGCGGTTACACGATGCACTGTTACCTCGACGGTTGGGTGGCAGCATCACAGTACTATCTTCCGGAATCCAAAGAATGTCGTCCGATCGACCCGGACGAGTTTTGCCGCCTGACTGCGTCGGGTATTCTCGAATACGAACCGAAGGAAATCACCAAATGAGAAAGCAAAGCGCTCTCGTCGTCCTCAGCGGCGGCCAAGACTCCACCACGTGCCTGTATTGGGCGATCGAAAAATACGGCAAGGAGAACGTGCATGCGGTCACGTTCGACTACGGCCAGCGGCACAGTATCGAAATCGAAGCGGCTGAATTCATCGCCGACATGGCGGGGATTGCGGGCCATGAAACGATCGACGTGCGCGGCATTTTGCAGAGCACGAGCCCGCTGACCAGCACCAACCAGCTCGACAAGTACGAGAATTTCCAACAGATGGAAGCGGCCGTCGGCAACAACATCGAGAAGACGTTCGTGCCGATGCGCAACACGCTGTTCCTCACCATCGCAATGAACCGTGCGATCGCCATCGGCGCGCAGGTTGTGGTGACCGGGATCTGCCAGGAAGACAACGCGAATTACCCGGACTGTACGGAGAATTTTCGCAGGAAGCTTGAAGCCGCATTCGACGAAAGCCTTCGCGGCGACCGCGCAGAGCTTCCGCGTTTCGAAATCGAAACCCCGCTGATGTATCTGTCGAAGGCGGCCACCGTGTACTTGGCAAACGAGCTGCCGGGGTGCATGGACGCGCTGGCTCGTTCCCACACCAGCTACGACGGCAAGTTTCCGCCGACCGACAACAACCATTCGAACCTGCTGCGGGCGCACGGCTTCTGCGAAGCGCACGTGCCTGACCCGCTTGTGCTGCGTGCGTGGGCCGAAGGTTTGATGGATCTTCCGCCGACGATCAACTATCGGGACGAAGCTCTGCAGGAATTCTTCGCAAAGCATCGCTCTGACTTCTTCAAGAACATCGAGTACAAACTGTACGGCGAGTGATGGACATCGTCACGCACGCGGTAGTCGGTGCTGCAACGGGTGCGGCCTTTGGCCGCCCGTTTGCGGGTATGGCATTCGCCGTGCTGCCCGACTTATTCCTGTTTAGCGTCAAGCGGCGCGATACCCCTACGGCTGCGTATAACGCCAGCCACAGCTTCGCCGGGCTGGTGCTCGTTACCATACTGGCCGGGCTGTACGCGCCGAGCCTAGGTGGCGTGGCCTTCTTTGCGTATGCGTCCCACATTGTGCTTGACGTGCCAACGCACGGCGAGCGCTGGGCTCCCCCGCTCATGTGGCCGAGCAAGCGTAGATACAGCATGGGGGACGAATGGGAATGGTTTAATTATTCCTGGTTCCACGGTGCATTTCTTGCCATTCTATGGATCATTGTATGCCTTCCACTGTCACTATCTCACATTGGTTCCCGGTAATCACCTTCTGTCCGGTGAACGGCCTCCCCGATGTTATCTATCTGTACGTGACGTTTCCTGCCGACGAATTTGTCGAACTGTACGGTGTGCGCAAGGACATCAAGCGCAACTGGCGTTTCAGAAAGATGTTCATGGAGGATGTCGCCAAGGAAGCGCTCGAGTACTTCAAAAAGGCGTTGTCGGTTGAAGTGCGGTTGGCAACCGGGCGGCACACTGTATTGCTGGTGCGGCAGAAGGCGCTGATTGTCGACGAACCGCACCAAGACATCACGATCAAACTTGACACCCGTGATGTGCAGGAATACATTGCCTGTAAACTGGACAAAATCAAAATAGGTGACCTGTGAGCTATCGCGTAACCAAGACCTACGACCACTCGCTCGGCTTGAGCGCCTGCTTCCGCCAGTGGCGGGCAGCCAGCCATTGCCGCCATCTGCACGGCTACGCGCTCGCTTTCGAGTTTGTATTCGAGGCTGAGGAACTCGACGACCGCAATTGGGTTGTCGACTTTGGCGGTCTCAAGCAACTCAAGCACCTGCTCGAGCAGACGTTTGACCACAAGCTTGTGGTGGCAGGCGACGATCCGTATCTGGACGAAATCTGCCAGCTCGCCGGTATCGACGTCGCCAGCGTTACCATGTTTCCGGATGGGGTTGGCTGCGAGAAATTCGCAGAATACGCATTCGGACTGGCGAAGGAAGTCCTGTGTCAGCTGCGGGTTCAGGACCGTGTTAAAGTTGTGTCCTGCGAATGCCGCGAACATGGTGGCAATAGCGCAACGTATCAACCTTCCAAGTAAAGAGACTTTAATGAACGCTCCCGAAAAAGACGAATATCTCGAAGGTATCATTGGCCCGGTCGACGATCGGCCGTTTCAGGCAACATCGTTGACCGTGAACGGCGCGCAGTTTTACCCGCCGCTTGGCGCAGAACAAACGGAGCAAGAGAACCTGATTCGCGGGCTGCTCGATGACATCATTGGGGAAGACGTAGACCGCGAAGGTTTGCTGGAAACCCCGGCGCGCGTTGTCAAGGCGTGGAAACACTGGTGTGGAGGTTACAAGATCAATGTTCAAGAACTCATCAAGTCGTTTGCTGACGGGGCCGAAGGGGCAGACGAAATGGTCGTTCGCAAAGGCATTCGCATCTACAGCCATTGCGAACATCATTTGGCACCCATTATCGGCGAGTGCACGATCGCTTATATTCCTAATGGAAGCGTGGTCGGCCTGTCGAAGCTGGATCGTATCGCGGATGCGTTCGCGCGCCGGCTGCAAGTGCAAGAACGGCTGACGTCGCAGATTGCGGACGCGTTGTGGGAAGGCTTGCGCCCGCTTGGCGTCGGCGTCCATATCAAGGCGCGGCACATGTGCATCGAGTCGCGCGGCGTGATGCAGCACAACAGCGATACGATGACCACAGCCCTGCGCGGCGTGATTAAATCCGAATCCGACGCTCGAGCTGAATTCATGGCGCTGGTGCGGTAAAATGGTTCTGTAGTGCCTATGCCATGCCCGAATCCCTGTACGGTTAAGACATGGTGTAGATGGTCCGTGAGGCAACCTAAAATGCGCAAGCGACGGGAGGTTATGGCCCCGTAGAGCGTGGAGGCGCTCAGTATCCTTCCAAACCGGCAGGCGGGTGGAAAGCCCGCACACTTTAGGATCAGAAATGCGGAAATGCAAACGTGTCTGGCGTAAGCGGTGGCCTGTTCACTATAACGTGAAAACTCCTCGGCTTAAGGAGCCTGAGCGCCGACGCGAGATTAATCATAACTCGCGCAAAGTCGTATTTAAATTGCGACGCACGGTACGCGTACCGCTTTATCGACACATCTTTTGGGAACGCATGGGCGTTTACTGGAAATGAATTTTCTCAACATGAATCGGCTTCAGGCTGCAGTCGACGAGATCAATGCTGTGTGCAAGAAGCATGGCATTGTACTGGTCGGCGTGAGCAATGGCGAACAGGTGTACGGAGAAATCCTCGTGCATGAAGTTGGTACGCACAGTCAATGGTCGAAACCTGAAACGCTGCCGACGAAGCTCGAGTTTCTTGATCACGAGTTCTATACAACCGCAATTGGAACCAAGGAATAACATGAAGCCCGTACTGCATCCCAGCAACACGCGCACGCTCGACGCTCCGAAGCACAATGCCACAAGCGGAAAAATTGTTCCGATCGGCATTACGGACGTGCTGGACGGCGGTATCCCGTATGTGGTCAGCTTCTGGCAGCCGTCTGCGGGCGAGCTCGAGTGTTTGCAGCACGGCGGCAGCGTTAGCCTGTGGTTGCTGGGCCAAACGATGCCGGTCACGGCGATTTCGGTCGACGGCAAAAAGACAATCGACAGTATGCCGCACATCGGCGGTTTCGACGGTATGGACGCAGACCGTCGGCCTGCGGGTTGGACTGTCGAAGAATGGAATCTCGGTTCGTGGTTGGCTGCTGCACTCGACGACCCGAAAGCCTGCGCTGAGTTCAAGCGCGACATTCAAGCATGGTTCGACATGCTGGAGTCGCGTAAGAAATGATCGGGTTTCAGTACAACCTGTATCTGGCCGCCGTGTACACGAACAACTACATGCGCGGCCAACGTCTTTACGAAGACTTCAACGATCGCGAAAAGCTGGTTGCGGATACGGCGTTACCACACATCCTCGAATCCTGGCACTATGTTGGCGCGCAGCGATACGTGGACGCCATGCGGGCAAACGGCGCACAAATCTTCTTGGACAGTGGTGCATTCTCCGCATACACGCTTGGCGTGAAATTGCGCGTGGAGGACTACGTCGGATATATTCAGAAGAACGTTGACATCCTTCGTAAGGAAGACAATGTCGTCATGGCATCGGTGCTTGACGGTATTGGAGACCCCCTCGAAACTTGGCGCAACCAGACAGCAATGGAGGCGATGGGTGTGCGGCCGCTGCCGTGCTTCCACGCGGGTGAAGATGAACGATATCTTGAACACTACGTTTCAAAGTACGAATATATCACCCTTGGCGGGATGGTTGGAGTTAGCACAAAGCAACTCTGTACGTGGCTCGATCGAGTGTGGGGCAGATACCTTGTGGATGGCAGCGGTCGAGCTCGAATCAAAGTCCATGGATTCGGCATCACGGCTCGATCTATTATGGAACGCTATCCTTGGCACTCAGTTGACTCTTCTTCCTGGATTCAATCCGCTTCCTTCGGTTCCATTGAAACCCCTGAGCATGGGCCTATCAGCGTTTCCGAGAAAAGCCCAGCACGTCACGATGCTGGACAGCATCTGACAACCCTCACTCCGCTTGAGCAGGACTATCTGTATCGGAAACTTGAAGAGGCGGGGTTCACATACGAACGTCTATCGACTGTTTATCAGTCACGCGCAGCGTATAATCTATGGGCCTATGGCGTAATCAACGCCAGCATCAACGCTATGAAGGCGAAACGCGATGGCACTTTCGGGGCCGAAGTTATGGAACTCTTCTAGGAGGTTGTATGTGGAATGATGTCGCCGCAGCTCTCTTCGTGTTCTGCGCTGTGGCGCTGGCCTACATGGCAATCAAGAACAAGTGATAACCGGATATTTTAAAAGCACGACGCATTGCTATCTAGTTTATCTGGAGTACAAAGCGTTCTGCGTTGCGAACGGCTGGGATTTCATTTCCTATAAGCGATGGCTCAAACGGAGTAAAATAAAGTGAAATACATCGTTTTCTCGAAGGACATTGGTGACGGGATCCGCAAGGAATATCCCGTTATCATTCCGAACGACCTGACACACGCGGACGTCGCTAACGGGATGATGGAATATTGCCCGGAACTCAAGGGGGCAACCGTGGTTGGAGCGGGCGAACTGTCTTGTATGGACATTCAACCCGAATGCCACGGCTCATCACCAACGCTCGGTGTCCCCAGCCGCGGAACGAGCGACGATCGTGCGTTCATTATGCGCGACTACCATCATGGGGTAATCGATGCTTGACGCAATTCGTTTCGTTCAAGGCAGCGTTGCAAAGAAAGAATTCCTGCCTTCTCTGACACACTTTGTTATCGAGAACAACACAATTCGCGGGTACGACGGCGTCATTGCATTGTGCGCCCCAATTGCGCTCGATCTCGAGTGTAAGCCGAAAGCAGAGCCCTTCTTTAAGGCCGTGCAGGCGTGTGGTGACGAAGGGCTTGCGCTCGCCATGACACCCAACGGACGTCTGTCTGTCAAGTCCGGCAAGAAGCGGTTTCTGGTGGACTGCTATCCTGAAGACAACACACCGCACGCCAAACCGGATGGCGATCATGTACATCATCTTTCGGATGGCAAAGCTTTCTATGATGCGCTCGAAACGATCGCTCCATTTATCGGCAACGACGCAAGTCGGCCGTGGAGTAATGGGGTGCTGATCGACGGGCCGCAGATGTACGCGACAAACAACATCGTTCTGACCAATATCTGGCATGGCGGCAACTTCCCACACAAGGTCTGCGTTCCCGCCAAATGCGTCAAGGAGATTCTACGTGTCAAACAACCACCAATCAAGCTGCAACTCGGGACGTCGGCTATCACGTTTCACTTCGAAGATGGGCGTTGGATTCGTACGCAGCTTATTTCTACTGACGGATGGCCTGATATTGGTCGTGTCCTCGATCGACACTGTACGGAGAACCCTACGGCGGTTGACCCCGCGCTGTTTGACGCGCTCCGCACGATCAAGCCGTTCGTGAATGCGATGTCGACCGTCTACATGCAAGACGGGGTTGTAACCACAACGCTCGCCGACGAAAGCGGGGCGACGGTTGAAGTTGCTTCCGTGAAGCACAAGGGTGTTTTCGGGCTGGAGATGCTTCTCTTGCTTGAGGGAGTGGCCCAAAATATTGATTGGGCCGCGTACCCTGCTCCCTGTCTCTGGTTCGGCAAGAAGCTGCGCGGAGCTATTGTCGGTCAACGTGGAGGATAAAATGTTTGGTCCTGTTCAACAAGTGTCCCTGCCGCCCGCAATGAATACGCGGCCGTCAGGGATGCCAACGCCGCAAGGCACCGCAGTGATCCATGGCGTGCTGCGCCCGGTGCAGATCCCGCACGCAACGGATCCGAAGCAGTAAGCAGTACCGCCCGGCTTCGGCCGGGCTTTTGCGCTATTGGCCCGCAATAAATGGCCTAACACTTTCAGTAGAATACAAAATGCGTAGAGATGCTATCGGCCTCTTCTGGGAAGATCTTCCTCCCGAAAAGAAAGCGAAGAAAGAAAAGGTCAAGCGGCAACCGCCGCCCCGCGTGTGGGAAAGCCCGGACTACCTGCCGGGGCTCGAAGAAGCCCGCGCGTTCAACGTGCCTCTATTTACGGACCAAGAGTTGCTCGACGCAGCTTGGACCGAAGGCAAGAAAGAACCACTCGTATTCGACATCGAGTGTTACCCGAATTACTGGCAGTGTGCGTTCATGGGGTTGCGTAGCCGGAAGGTGATCAACTTCGAATATTCGCCCGGTGCAACGGTTGACTACGCACGGCTATCGTGGATCGTCAGTAATTGCCTGCTTGTCAGCTTCAACGGTATGAACTATGACCAATACATCTTATCGATGGCGGTCAACGGTTGCACCACCGAGCAGATGTATGAAGCGACGAAGCGCATCATTGAAGAAGAGATCAAGGGTTGGCAAGTAATTCGCAGCTACAGGACTAAGTCGCTGAAGCTCAACCACATCGATTTGATGGAGGTTGCGCCGCTTTTTGCCAGCCTGAAAGTTTATAACGGGCGCATGCACGGAAAGCGAATGCAAGACTTGCCGGTAAAGCCCGGCACCGTGCTTACGCAGGACCAAGCTACAATTGTTCGATATTACTGTATCAACGACTTGACGGTTACGGCAAATCTGTATCTTGAAATTGAAGAACAGATTGATTTGCGCACGGACATGAGCAAGTCGTACCAGATTGAACTCCGAAGCAAATCCGATGCGCAGATTGCAGAAAAGATCATTGCAGCGAAGTACGAGAAGCTAACGGGTCGCGAGCCTCACGTTCCCACAATCACGCCGGGTACGGCCTACCGGTACGAGGTTCCGCACTTCATTAAGTTCCAGACTCCGCTTATGCAACGGGCGCTGGACATTGTCAAGAATTGCTGGTTCGTAGTGTCGGAAAAGGGTTCGATCATTAACCCGGCAGCGCTTGACGGCCTAACGATCCCGATGGGCCATTCCACCTACACAATGGGGATTGGTGGCCTACACAGCACCGAGAAAAAGCAGGTTCTGGAGGCCCGTAATGGGTGGATTCTGCGTGACCGTGATGTCACTTCCTATTATCCAATCATCATTATTATGCTCGGGCTGTTCCCAGAACACTTGGGACGGGAATTCCTGGATATCTATAGTGATATCTACGGCGAACGAGTTACAGCCAAGGGCCTCATTAAGAAGTGGAAAGAAGCTGGCAATGCAGAACGGGAGCTGCACGCCAAGATTCTGTCCGCAACGCTGAAGATTGTTCTGAATGGCTCGTACGGAAAGTTCGGTAGCATGTATTCGATCATCTACAGCCCGCGACTTATTATCCAGACTACGCTGACCGGGCAATTGTCCATTCTGATGTTGATTGAAACACTTGAGCTGGCGGGCATTAGCGTGGTCAGCGCCAACACAGACGGCTTCGTTACCTACAGCCACGAAAGTGTTCAGGCGAAGGTTGACGAAATCGTAAATGACTGGATGAAACGTACTGGCTTCACACTTGAAGACACCGATTACACGGGGCTCTACAGCCGGGACGTGAATAATTATATCGCGCTGAAAGCCGATGGTAAGTTCAAGGGCAAAGGTGTGTTTGCTGACCCGTGGGGTGCGCGGGCTGAAGGCGAACAGGTCAACCCGGAAGAGTACTTCAAGAAAAACCCGTCCTGTCAGATTTGCACGGAAGCTGTTGTCAAGCTACTGCGTGACAAACAACCGATCGAAAAGACCATCCGTGAATGTCGCGATATCCGCCGCTTTGTGCACGTCACAACTGTTGGATATGATAAAGAAGCCGGGGTTGGCGGTGGCGTAAAAATTTGGGAAGATGGTCGGATCCAATACCTTGGCAAAGCCGTTCGCTGGTACTATAGCAATCAAGTGACCGGAGAAATAATCCGGGCGGCTAACGGTAACAAGGTTGGTCAGAGTGACGGTGCAAGACCTTGCATGGATTTGCCTGAAGAATTCCCGGACGATATCGACTATGAGTACTATATCGAACGGGCCAATAAATACCTCGGATGGTTAGGATACTGAAATGGACACTGAAAACGACAATAGCCGCGCTGATGCGCTGACCGATGCACAACGCAGAACGCTCCAATCTGCTTTGGACCTGTTCGTTTCTATGGGGCACGCCCCCGGAAGCGATCATGTGCGCACGCTGGCCGGGATGCTCGCTACCTGCCCTGTCGAGCAGCACGAAGCAGCGCCGGCCGCGTGGGATAAATTGCGCCATTCGCTGGCGGTCGCGATGTGCGGGTTCGTTTGTCGTCCCGATGGTCGTCGTAATCTGGATGCGGCCGTGAACGTGCTTGACGCCCTCACCGAACCTGGATCGCCACTCGCATGGTTGCGCACGATCGCACCGACAGCAGAGAATGAGCGGCCGGCGTTCTCGAAAGACGTAATTCGCGAAGTGTTCATGGCGCACGGATTCACGATCAAGGAAGGGCAAACAGACCTGAAGCAGTACGTGTTCGACGCAGCCTATGCGTTGCTCGCCCGCGCCTCGTCGCCCAATGCGGCGCGACGGTGCTGTGGACAATCGCCGTGCGCGCATCCCGGCAAAGGCCCGTGCGACATGCCGGCCCTGCCGCGAGTTTCGCCGCCCAATGCGACGGACGAAATATTCCCGGATCTTTTTCACGCCGGACTCGAAGAAGGAAATTACTGGTTCAAGCTCGTTCAAGGCGGCGAATGGGAACTTGCCGAAATTCGGTTCGACGGTGTGTATTTCGTCGGAGAGGATTATATGTATAACGTCGAACACCCGTCACTTGTTGGCGCAAAGGTTCGGAAGATCGAACCGCCGAAGGATTGACTGTGAAACGCTATCTTGTATTCGCGTTCGATAGCTACTATCCGGCTGGTGGCTGGGACGACTTTCGCGGGATGTTCGACGAAGAAGCAGGAGCTCGTGCGCGTGCCTATGAATGTGTCATGGGTGTGAACGGTGAAATCCTGCGGGATTTTGCGCAGGTAGTTGACACGCAAGAAAATCGCATAAGCACCTACAAATTAGGTCAAGCCGCGCCAGCGATTGGCACATGGGATGTACGCTGAATAGCGGCCCGTAGCGGGCTCGGCGCGGCCGCGTGTGGGTACGTGCCACCCAAACGAAACGGCCCCTGCAAGCGTAGTTCTTTTACGCAGCAGGGGCCGAATCGCTTGCACGGCGAGCTTACACGGTCACGCCTTGCGTTGCCATCCACGTTTTGATTTCCGAGCTGAACGTGACGCCACTTCCCACAGCCAGCTCCTTCAACGCCTTCGCAACCATCTGCACAGGCGTTGGCGGGGCCGGCGGAGGTGTTACAACGACCGGAGTTGGAGCGGTGATTTTCATTTCTACACCTTGGTGATCAGGAAAGACTTGTCCATGTACGGCCAGACCCGCACAACAACCGTGTACGTGCCGGGTTTCGGGTAATCCAGTTCACATTCGGGGTCCGGGCAATCGTACCAGACCCCTTCCACCAGAATCTGGGATGGAACGGGAATGCCGGAGATCACGTAGCCGCTGAGCGTCGCCGGGTTCTCCGGGCGCGCGGTAACATGGCCGCCAACCACGTAGTCGGTGCTCGGATCCGAGGCTTCGAGAATCATTGCGCAGCCGCTCGGGACTGTTTGCAAACCGACGTCGTTCTCCGGAACGTTCCCGGACATATAGATCTTTCCCGTATCCATATAATAGATCGTGAAAGAAACGTTTGCCGAATTTTCTTGAACTTCATCCATTTTCTTGTCCACTCTTTACGGTTAGCGTTTTCGGGTCAAACTTCTCACCCACCTCTGCCGGGATACCGTACACGAAATCGTATCCAGGTTCCTCTGGTTGATCAGCGATGGAAAACGGCTCGCCCATCACAGTCAAAACAATTTCACCGTCTGAAATACGGTACTTGAAAAATCTAATCATCGCTGGAACTCTAGAGTAGTGATTCGGCACGCACCGCCGCCGTTGAGTGTTAAATTGTGCGTACCGGCACTTAACGGCCCGGACCAGATACCATAGCCGGGTGAGAATAAGCCTGTTTCGAATATTGCTTGTGGCCCACCATCGATATTCAATGTATATCGGGTAGACGGGGCGTTGCCGCCGAAAACGATAGTAACAATTCCGCCTGTCGTATTAAAATTTACGTTGACGGTATTGGTGCCGCTGAACGAATTGCCGATCGTAACCGCACCGGCCGCAATGCGCAACGTATCGATTTGAGCGAAACCAATCTTTGCCGTATTGATTTGAGCATCACCAATCTTTGCGGTAGTGATAGCCCCGTCTTGGATTTTAGCACTATTGATTTGTGCGTCAGCAATCAAGGCGTTCGTAATCTGCGCATTGCCAATCTTGGCGGTCGAAATTGATGCATCTGCAATCTTGGCATTCGTAATCTGTGCGTCACCAATCTTCGCCGTATTGATCGTGCCGTCACGGATCATTGCGGTGTCCATGTACACCACACCGCCGACAACGATGAACGGGTACTTTCGAGTTGCGTTGTTCGAAGGATCCGAAATCGAAACACGGTTTGCCATCAGGATGATGTCTGACGCACCAGACTCCACACCGATACCGATGCCAGCAAGAACAGGCGTTCCGTCCGGGGCAACGCCCTGCGCCTTCAGCAAGATCATCGCGTTGATCTTATCGTTGATCTGTGTGATTTCCGTAGCAGCGCCGCCGCCGCTATCGATCTTTTCCTGTAGGGATTGCGCAAGCTGGGTTTCGTCAATCTGACCCGCAAGATAGTCAAGCAACTTGCCAGCGTCCGAGCTGCTTTCGCCAACGATGCCGATGCCGTTATTGAACCACGGTCCCGGTCGCCCAGCCTTGTCAATCACTCGCGCCCAATAATAGTGACGCTCACCAGGACCCATATCCATCTGGCTATAGGTCAGAATGGTTTCGGGCACAGTAATCAGCAACACGGCGTTGCCAAGCTGGTTGCTCAGGCCATGCCACAATTCTACGTTGTCCGGCATGCCGCCGTTATTCGCCTGAATATTCCAGTCAATACGGATGCCATACAACAAAGAGGTTGTGGTCAGTGCGCCAATGCTCGACAGAGGAAGCGTGGTGGCCTGCACGTCAACCGAAATGGTCGTCCACGGTCCGGCCAGCGTTCCCACACCGCGCGCGCGAATAAGCCAATGCTGTGGCGTCAGCGATACGTCGAGCTGCGGATTCGTGTTGTTTCCGACCTTTATCCAGGTTGAGCCGTTGTCGGGTGAAACTTGGAACTCGTAATACGATGCACCATTTGCGGCCGTGCATACAATCGTCTGACGACCAACCGAATAGGTGTATTCGAGCGACACCTTATCGATGATTGGAAGTTGTGGTGGCCTTGGCAAGTTTGACGGCGGAACTGGTTCTGGGATAATGCCACCAGTCTCAGCCGCAAAAACGTTCGCGTCGTAATTGACGAAGGTGAGCGTAACGGTGCCATCGCCCTGCGGCTGGGCGCTGTACATAACCGCCAGCAAGCCATCCCGGCCAACCGGGCCGAACTGGTATTGCGTAGGCTCGTCGTGCGAGCTATCGGAAATGTAGATCTGCGCCATGCGGGACGAAGTAACCCCGGTCAGGATAACTTCGTTCGGATCACCGTTCGGATTCGCAACGCATGTGAACGGGCCGTCTGCCGAACCGTCCTTCTTACGGAAGGAGATAACGTGCGTTTCGCCAGGATTGAACGTAACGTTCTCGGACAGCGTAACAAGACCCGTATTGCTGTTGAGCCCGTACACACGGCCGCTAAATCCCCATTCAACAACGTCGTGGGAGATTTTACACAGGTCATTATATTGCGGTAACATACCTTCCAGTTCGGTTGTGAACTGGATAGTCCGACGCTGCAACTTGTTCATTGCAGCCATAGTCATGCCTTCGCGCCATGCGTGCGCGCGGTCCGTACACCCCGGCAACTGAATTTCAGACGGCTTGGTTGCGGTTGCTCCCGGCAGGATACAGTCGACGGAATCATCCGACCATGTCTGTTCGTTTCGGAACTGAATTCGAACAAAGTCCGGGGTATCGACTTCTGCGAATTGATACGTCGTACTGAACGAGCCAGACATCATGTTATCCGGCTGATACATCTGACGTGGGATAGACTGCGGTTCGTTTCGAATAAACGAAATCAACCCGGCGTAGTACACGGGCACGGTTCTTCCCACACGCAGGCAGAGTTGCAGGGCGGACCAGAGCTGGATCTTCGTGTCGTAGTAATAGTTGAACGTATCCCCGCGAGAATCGAACGTCTGAGCGAGCTGGTACAGCTTCAACAGGTCGTATTTGCTGTCGACCATGCCTCGGCCATAATCGCTGTTACGAAGAATGTCCGCTGCGGCATGGGCCGGGTTCTGCGTAGGGCTGGTGGTCAGCGACCAGCCATTTACAGGGTCCCACGTCTGGAGCCTCCGCGTACCGATCACGTTAATATTGTGCGTGGAGGAAGTCGAAAGCTGGTTCGTGGCTTTCATGATGATTGCCAGCATCGTACAGTTACCGTAATTCGTCGGTGCCGTCAAATACGCTTTCAAACCATCCCAGTACAACGTGTCCGAAGTTCGTCCGTCTGTGGATCCGATATTTGTACGAACGCCACGCACTTGGTAGCGCCCGGGTGGCAATTGAACTTTGTGAGTAATTCGAATTGCGTCCCGTGAAGCAGAAGTCATCGAATTCGCTACCAACGTGTTCCAAACCGGAGTTGTCGGATTGCCGCTATCGTCAATCGGTCTGTAATCGAAACGGTACGAACACGTCGCGTTGACGTTCTTACCGCTGTCGTCAATCCTAAAAAGTCCTTGCGGGATGGAAATATCAACAGCAATATAGTTCGAGATTGTGCCGGCTGCGGATGCAACGAACGGGCCAAGACGGTCGGCAGTCTCGTCGTTTGTACCCTTCAAAATCTGGCTTGCAACTTCGGTTGACGTAACGACGTTCGTGGGAAACAAAGTCACAGGCTGGTAAGGGCCAATAACCTCGGTTTGGATACCATCGTACGTCGAAATATCAGTGTCGCCAATCAGAATCTGATTGATGTCCATCTCTCCCTGCGTCAACATGAAAAGTTGATACAGGTACTGATTGTCGCCTTGCATCTCCGTGTACGGTTGCGCAGCAAAGTCCGGCGTGATTTTTTCACGCCCATAAAGGACAGGAATAGATTGTAGAATCCGTGCGGTGTTCCCGCTGGGCGACAGGCTGTATGTTGGGCTTGCTGACCCCGAACTCGATGAACTCGCAAGCCCTAACTGGTTGGACTGTGGAAACATGATGCTCAAAAGCATCGCCCCGCCAATTGATACGGCAGCGGCCGCAGCGGCACCAGCAGCGGCCCCGTATGCGGCACCAGCGGCACCGCCCGTGTACACGGAGGCGACGACGATCGCGATCATCAAAATGATCTGCAGAGGGTTCGAACCCCGACCGCCTTTCGGGAGATGCTGTACAGTTACAACGTCGCCGTCACGTACCCGCAACCCCCACTGCTTCTCGAGCAGCACCTTACCATTGTGCGTGACCACAAACGGTGCAACCCGCTTCCCGTTGACAATGAACTTTCGGCGTGTGAGGTTCTTTCGAATACTATGGCCTGGAAACGCGAGATGCGTTTTCCGTTGAATGCTCGGACGGAACGGGTTTGTCAGTTCGATCAGATGCGCCGTCATTATTTCACCCTGTAATACGAAGCTCGGCCATACCCATAGCGGAGAAGCTCACTGCGTCGCGTCCAGATAACGCCAACCCCCTCCATGCAATGCAAGACACCGCCATGATCGTTTTCGAGCCACACACCAACGTGCGGCCGGGTGCCGTCGCGCAGCAGGGCACAGTCACCGTCAATCGGGTCGGTATGAATCATCGTGTACAAACCCTGATCCATACATTCGATATGAAGTTTCAGAAGATCTTGCGAACCATCGAGCGCTGCGACGGGAAGCCTGCGGTTATAATATCGGGCCTGCACGTAACGCAGGAACTCCCAACAATTGAACCCTTCTTCTGGCATCTTTCCCGTGTAGGAATATGGAATGCCAACAAGCTCTCCAATTTCGTAGTCTTTCATCGCACGAGCCCCGGGAAGTCTTGCGGCGTGTAAAGTCGGTTTGGGAAGCCCCAATTTGTAACATCCGACGTTGTTGCCGTTCCATTGATTGTAAAAATATCGACCGTGACTTTGGACAGAACAAAGTTGAAAGGAGGATCCATCTGCGGGGTGCTAGGATCGCTTTCGAGATACGGCCGATATGTGATTTCAATCGGCACGATAGACGGCGCAGCAAGTTCGATATAACGACTCATGCGTCGGTCAACGTTGTCAATAGAAATCTTTAACTCAGGCGTGGAGCTATCGCTCTGATCCGGAAGTTGAAAATTGAACGGGCACCCAACAAACGTAACGGTCTGGCCGGGGTTCATTGGAGCATTCGGCTCGAGCGTGAGATTGTAATTCTGATACGCGCGCACAATACGAAGTGCCGTGGGATTGCCGCTATCGTCTACAAAATACGGATGGCGAATCTCCAACGTGTCCAAAGGCACTTCATTTATGTCCGCAGATGCATAAGCTTCTGCAATTGCGTCTTTATAACTCATTTAATACCCGAACCAAGAAAGATTCATAGTGCGCGGATAAATCGGGCCGACAGGTTGATTTTTCATACATTCAATACGAATCTGATAAAGACGCCCCGTCACCAGCCCGCCTGTAGCAAGCCAAGGTGTCACGTTTCCAGCGGAACCCGTCGTATTTCCACCATTAACCCACGGACCCAAAGTAACTACCGTTTGAAATCCGGTTGCGACGACGCTTGCCGAAACAGTATCATAAACACTAATCCGCGCCAATACGTCAACACCACTAGGAGCGGAACCAATTTCGATATGTAAATTTGCAAACACCATAACTATACCGTTTGCACCTGCGGTATAGTTCGCAACCAATCTAGACTGAAACACGTTGACCGCTAAGTCACTTTCATCGCCACCGCCAGCGGCACCTATGAAAGGATTTAAATTCCCATTGTCCCACGGGGAATATATACCAAACACAGGACGTTTAGAAAGTGTCGCAACACCGGTGGATCGATTAATGATAAACGGATTGTCAACACCCGAACCAGCATCTGAATATCTGGTGATTGCAAAATTCGATCCAGCATTCGAACCACCTTCGGCCGAATTATCGGATGCAACAGACCATCGCGAAAGCCCATTCGTCTGCAAATACAGAACCTTGTTCTTTGCAGCCGCACCATTAAGCGAGATTGTCGAATCAACCGCCGCCGTATTGGTGTCCACAACGAAAGGACGATACACGGTTCCGCTGCCGCTCGCACGGTTGAAACTCAGTACGTTTTCAATGAACGCACCGGCATCGGAATACCGAGCAAAGTTCAGGTTCGACCCTGCGTTCGAACCACCTTCTGCTACGTTGCCTACGGAAATCTGCCAACGCGCAGAGCCAGCAGTTTGGAAGTTAAGACCACGTATCTGGCCTGCATTTGCACTGATGGAGACAAAACGGTCGGCCGTCGTGCCGTTGACCTGAATGTTGTTGCCTGCCGTAACGGTGCCAGTGAATGAGGCAGCAGCCGTCGCGCGGTTAATGATGAATGGGGAATCGATAAAAGCGCCAGCGTCTGAATACCGTGCAACGAAGAAATCGGATCCAGCATTCGAACCGCCTTCTGCGCCAGACGTTGCGCCGAATTGCCAACGCCCCGAACCGTTCGTATTGATGTTGATCGAGCGCTGCTGCCCGGCCGCCGCACTATTAAGCGTAAGGGCCGGCGAAGCATACGAAAGCGAAACGGCACCGGTGAACGTTGCGCTGGCAAGTGCGGCATACAGTGTCGGATTGAAGTTGCCAGCGTCCCATGCGGTGTTGCCGTTGAACGTCGGGCGAACGGTTGTGGCGATCGCGTTGACAGTGGCCCCGGACCGCGTAACCGTCAGCCAGTTACTCGTCGTGCTCCAAGCATCGTTGATTGCTCGAAACGTGAGCTGCGTATCCGATTGTTGGGCGTCCCACAGCTTCTGGTCGGCAGGCGCATCAACCTTCTTCCACAAAAGGTCTGGCAGTGTGCCATTTCGGCCCGGCGAAACACCCGAAACCGTGCCCGCCGCAACAGAGTTATTCACCCCGCCGTTGAACACATGCCTGTTCGACCAGGACCAATCTTGTCCGGTCAGCGGGTACAGCGAACCGTCGGTATTGAACGCGGTATTGAAGGTTTCGGTCAAGGAGACTTTAACGCGTCTCCAGCGAATGAAGCTCCACGTCGCATTCGTTGCAACAAGGCGAATCTGCGCTTGTGTCGCATTGGCGGGAACGGTTTCAGTGAATGCCGCCGTCACATACGTACTGCCGTTGATCCCGACGAAATCGTGGTTTGCCCCGTCTTGAATCAACGTGCCATTGTTGTCGTAATACTGAACGTCGACATAAAGCGGTGTGCCAGCGTAAGAACCGACAAGTGCGTCGATTGCAGCCGTGAACGGGCCACCCGCCGTAACAGGGATGTTCCCGCTCGTAAAGGTGACTGTGGCAGCAGAAGCGCGCGCCGCAACGTTGAAGTAAAGACCGACGCCGCCATTATTGACAGAAAACGAATCGGTTGAAGTCCAGAAATATGTTCCAAGCTCGCCGGAGCTATTCGGCATCTTGTTTTGTGACGTCGTATTCAATTGATACATATTCGTATCAATTTCAGCCGACGTCAACGGACGGCCCAAGCCGGTCCCCCACGCGCCATTTCCACGATAATTAAGATTTGCCATTTAGTTCACCGTGATGAGCCACGTGATGGAGAGGGTGTCACTTGCTGCTTTCGGGATCGAATTGAAAGTCGTTCTTGAGAATAACTGGCCGCCGGACACGGCATTGAACAAGCCGCATTCTGTCCAGTTGCCATTTCCCACACCCGGCACGAATGTGGTCTTGCAAGTCTCAACGTTGCCTGCGCGGGTTGGAAATCCAGCGTCGAAGGCCACACAGACGATTTGGTTGCCAAGGCTCGTGTCGCCGGGGGCAGGTGTTACTGAGCCAGCGCCAACGCCGATTGCGCTCAGCCCCGGGAATTCACTATTCGAAAACAGACGCGAAACTGCAACTTGCTTACCAAGTGTGACAACCAGATTCGGCTTGTCAAGAACTAAAACCCCATTCTTATGAATGAGAATGCGTCCTTCAAATTCCAGGTCTGCTTTAAACATGCTAGAATATTACTACCGGTTCGTTTGTGTAATCGAACTCAGCATATGTGCCATCGTGGTACAGCGCCTTATTGATGGAACCGCTTTCACTGAGCGTTACCGAATCCGCCATGTTCATATTGTTGCCAATATAATCGGACATGGACATGACCGGGATGTTTCGAATTTGCGCGGTGGCCGTGACCTTGTAGATTGCGTCCTGCGCGGACTCAACTGGCGATTCGGTGAACTGGAAAACCTGTTGGTTGGTTGTGCCTCTGCCATTCCAAAACCAACCCTTGAAAGGTGCAATACCGCCAAGCAGCTGATTATGAAGAAAATCACTCCAGATATTATACTCGGCAACGGTAAACAGCCACGTTAGAGTAACAACTCCGATACTGTCATCAAACCGGCTACGTTGCGACGGCATGCCCGCGCCAACATTTGAGCGAGTGAGTGCGTCAGGTCGGGAAATGGTGTATCCGCTTTTCTCTGGTGGCGGCAGCGTTGTGGGAAACGACCGCATGAAACTGATAGGACCACCAGTCGGTGCGGATCGAATATATTCAACTGCACATGACACGATAAAACCGACGTTCGGATCTGTTTTGATCTCCGGGTACTTGGTCATGCGCATCGTAACAGGCGATACGTCAGGGTTCAGTGCCAACGTAAAGAACCCAGCAGCCTCTGCGCAGTCGTACTTCACCCACGCCTCGAACCAGTCGAGCTGGCTCTCTGTCATGTTGAATGTGATGGTTTGCGCTACAGCCTGCGGCGAGAATTGCCGACGCAGGCGGGAACGCCCCGTATCCATTTTGGCCGCACGAAACTTATCACCATACTGCGAGGTGAATCCGTCTCGTACTGGATACGGGCAGTGCGTGAGCGGGTATGCGGGGACTGTCATTAGCCCCTCCCAGGAATAGATTTAACGCCGAACTTGGCTTGGATCGAATCGTGGATGTCTCCGCGACCCTTGCTGATGTCGCTGGCAATATCGCGCTTGATCGCTTGAACCATTACTTGAATCTGTGGATTACCGCTATCATCGCTTCGAACGCTTGCCGTTGCCTGTACTTGATCGGATGCCGTGTTGTTGATCACAATCCCAATCTTTGGCCCACCGATTGCAACGGTTTGGCCGCCACCGCCGCTTGACGGGGCAGAGCCAGCGTTCCATGCGTCAAGGTTTCCCACACCGATCCTGCGGGTGGCGTCTGAGTTCAGCACGTACTCTTGCCCGTGCACAACACCGGCCACGTCGTTGACCCCGTAGTTGCCCGTATAACCGCCAGCCGCGAAACCGGATGGCATCGTAAAGCCGTAGCTGTTGTTACCGACACCCCAATTGTTCGCCGCGCTTGCCCCACCAGCACCGCCACCGAATCCAAACGCTCCAGCAAAGCCAACACCGCTGCCAAACAGCGATTTAAGAATGTTCGATTCAAGGATCTGAAGCTCAATCTTAATCAGGTCCTGAAGAATGCTCGTCATCAGGTCGCCGAAGTTGAGCTTACCCGTGGTCACAAAATTCGCCAGCGCATTATTCGCACCGTCGAACATATCCGTCAGAGCGGTTTTAACGTTCGCAGCGTCGTTCGTAACATTGTCGAACCATTCAATCAGCCCAGCTTGCGCGCCTGCCTGGAACGTGCGTTGTGAATTCAAGAACGTGAGCGTGATTTCGTCCAACTGTTGGTTGAACTGATCCGCGGAAATCGTACCCTGCGAGTAAAGCTGGTTCAGCGCCGAGATGGACTGATTGTAGTCCTTCTGTGGCTGCGTGGTGCGCTGGATAATGTTGGCGCGCTGCGCTGCAATCTGCGTAGCTTCGAGGTTCACCCGAATGAGTTCCGTCATCGTGTCGATTTCGGACTGATTCAGAACGATACTCTTCTTACGCAAGGCTTGTTCTTGTTCCCACACCTTGGTTGCAATAATGCGGGCATCGCCATCCTGTTCGAGCAGCGTTGTTTCTGCGGCCAGCTTTGCGAGATACGCTTCTTGCGGATGCACAATATCGGTATAGTGCATCTTCAATGCCTGCAGATAGCGCTGGTATTGGTCTTGCGAAATCAGATGCGCCTTCAGCGCCTTATCCAGAATATCCGTATCGTGCGCCATCTGCAGAATAGCCCCGGCTGCCGGATCGATCGTGTTCAGCAGCGTACGAAGCTGGTTCTGCAATTTCTCCAGAGCTTTGTTGGCCTTGTCTGGCATCTTGTATGCCGTGCCGGTTTGGTCAAGACCCGGATCGCCAAGAACTTTCTTGCGCGCCGCTGCGGCCGCCTGCGCCCCGGCCGTCAGCCGTTGCATAAAGCCGCCGATATAATCAGTATTGAATGCGTCTTGGAAATCCTTGCCGATATTCAGCGACGTGGCTTTCGCCTTGTTTTCAAGAGGCGTGAAGTCGATATTGTCAAGGTGCGCGCCAACCTTGTCGCCAACAACGTTATACGAATCAATCATCTTATTGATGAAATTCGTGGTCGACTGTTGCGCACCGTTGAGTGCGTCGATAAAGATTCCGACGAAGTACTCGGGGAAGTTGTTCCAGATGTCCTTCACGGCGTTATACAGGCCGACGTAAAGTCCGATCCAGTTATTAACCATCCTCTTAATAACGTCCAGCACAGCGTCCGCAAACGTTCCGGTGCTGCTTGTGATCGACTGCCATACGGTGTTGACTACGCCAGAAATGGACGACCATACGTCGGTCACAACCGCCCACATCGCTTTCGCGCCATCGGAGATCATTTTCCATGCAGAAACCAGATAATCGCCAAGCGTAAGTCCTTCCTTGGCGTTCAACGTGATTTCGTTACGGAATGCCACTAGGGCCGTAGCAGCGGCCACCACAGCCGTCGCTACAAAAGCAAAGGGGTTGGCAGCGAGGGCGGCCGTCAAGCCGCGCACGGCCCCGGCTGTCGCGCCCACAATGGCAGCAAACCCGCCAGTAGCCAATCGCCACGCGCCATAGGCGGCAGCCGCAACGAAAAGGCTCTTGGCAACCGTATCGATGTTCTCGCCAAGGAACTTGAGAGCCTTCCCGAATACGGTTGCGCCGTTGACTGCCTCAACCGTTTGCCCCACCCACTGCACTACAGAGTTCTTAAGAACCGTGAAGCCTTGCGCGATGGTATATGCGGATTTACCGAACTGTTCGTTGAGAACTTTTTCAGCGTCGATTGTGGCCTTCGCCAGCATCTGCGAAGTAAGTGCACCAGACGAAATCATCGCCTTGACGGCAGCCACCGGTTTTCCGAGTTGTTCAGCAATTGCCTTGGCAAGAACCGGCAGACCCGTCAGTACAGAGTTCCATTCTTGTGCACGCACCTTGCCCGTGCCGAGCGCTTGGCTGTATTGCAGCAGCGCCCCGGACGCTTGTGCCACCGTCGTATGCTGCACAACAAGCGCTTCGCCGAGCGCTTGCGTAATCTTGAGAACTTGGTTCTGCGACAGGCCAAGCGCATCGGACTGAATCGCGATGCGCTGGTATGTGTTGCCGACGTCCTGCAATGGCTGACGTGTCTTCTGTGCAATAGCGAACAGACGTTCCTGCACCGCTGCCGCTTGGTCGGCACTCTTTGTGGCGACGTTGATATTACCTTCGAACGATGCCCACAAGTCAATATACTGTTTCAGCGTGTTCAGTGCCGCCGCACCGATCAGTGTATTCAGCGCCCGCTGCATGAAGTCAACCGCATTGGCGCTACGGGTTGCCGCTGCGCCAATATTGTTCAGCTGGACTGTGACTTGTTGAGTACCAGTCGAGGTGACCTGTACGTTGATACCGACTGGTGTGCTCATGGAATAATCCTGGTGCCTGCGACGGAGCGAATACCGCGAACAATGGCGTTCTCAACAAAACCCTGAGGGGCTTGGAGACTCCAGCCATCGTTCAGCTTGTTGATGTAGGGAAGCGAGTTTGTGATATAAATTCTGTCGGACGGGCTATTTAACGTACCAATAACCTGCTGCCCAGCGGAGATAGTGTAAGAATTGACAGCGTTGAATGTCGAGCCGAATGTTCCTGGCGCTCGGGATGGAATGACACCGGTTGGCGGTTGGTTGATCCCGACCTGCCAATTAGACTTCGCCATCCCGGTGTCAATTGGGGTTCTGACCACAAGTTCCGTCAACACGTTATTCGCAATGGTGCGCATGGTGTTGACAATGCCTTGTTCGAATTGACGACCCAGCTGAGTAATGTCGATCGTGCACGTTACCGTATTACTGAGCCGGGTTGCCATCCTAACCTCCGTTGTTTTGTTGCTCGCGCTTCTTTTTCATCACTTCGAAATACTTTATGTCCATCTGGCGGATTAGGTAGATTAGATCGTCCTTTTGTTCCTCGTCCAGGTCATATACAATGGCATATTCCAATACCGCCAAATATGAAATAGGACCGTCGCCCATGCCACTCCGACACGAACTCAGGTCCTGGTATGCCTGAAAGTACAGACCGTTTCCGAAATCCACCTCCGGTTTATCGGCAAGCCAAGCAGGTAAGTCTGCACCAGTCTGCTCGGCCTGCCTTCGAACGATTTTCTCATTCTCCCCGTGGATAAGATGGAACTCCAGGACGTCAATCAGTTTTTTGCTTGCGCCTCCAGAAGCACTTCGCGGAAATACGTGATGTCCTGGGAAATGCCAACGATGTCCGAAAACAGGTCGTCCAGATCGCGGAACAGCTTCAGGCAAGTTTCCTTGCTGAACGTCAGCGGGCTGCCGTTGGCGTCCTTCACGTTCTCCCAGCCGATAACGATACACTCGGCGTATGCCTGCTTCAGAATGTCGCGGCTGAGTTCCGCATTGTCGATCTTGATCACGCCGTTGCGCTGGTGCGGTCGCGTCAGGCGGTTGATCACCTTCGCGAAACGCACGTTGGCCCCGCCTGCCCGTGTAACTTGGAAAGCGATCTCGCCATCCTCGTCGATGCCTACAACAGCTCGAACCCCTTCGAGTTCGAGTTTCGGGCTGGTTTTGTATTGACTGTAAAGACCGCTCATTTGCTTTGTCCGTTAGAGATTGGTGTCGGCGGCGGTCGGCAGGTACGGGAACACTTGGAAAGTGATCGTATTGCCGAACGGGCTCTGCGCACCGTTCGTATCCAGCGGCATCGTAACCGGGTTGTCTTTCTGCACTTGCAACCGGCCGTTGCCGAGGGACAGAAGCGGCACATCAATAAGCATACCCTGATTGTTTTTCACAAACTGGATATCCAGAGCGCATCGCTGGTTGTTCCGCACGGCGGCCGGGCCAGTCGTATCCTGGAAGTATGCGGTGATGGAACCGCCAACGTCGATATTGCCGACGTTCATGCCGATCGCACCCAGCTTGCCGACGGCCTTGGCTGCGCTGACGTTGTTGTTGACCGTCAGCGTCATTGTGGTGATAAACGAGAACACCTTCGCCGGCGTGCTGGTCGTCGCGTCGACCGTCGTCAAGGAGATACGATTCACGTCCGACGACGTATTGAACGCGTCCGCGCTTGCCAGCGTTTCGCGCGTGCCGTACATGAGGCCGTCTGCACCGGTACGCGTTTGCTGGTCCGTTCCCACAAACGTGAAGTCCGCATTCAGCTTGTCCTGGCCCGGGATATTCAGGGTCAGCTGGTTCGGCACGCAACCCATAACGAGCTGCGACTGCGGAAGCCCGCTGCTGTCGTTGCCGAGCTGACGTTCGATCGTGTAGCTGCGTTGCTTGATCAGCGACGGCGTGTTTTCGTTGCGAATGACCGTCCCCATGTAGAAACGGATCGTTTTGCCGGTGCCGGTTTCAGCCACGGGCGTCCACGTGGTTTTGTCGAACGTGAGCGTCTTTGCGGCAATGCCGTTGACGGCAATGCGAGCGAAGCCGCCGTTGTTCGCGAAACGGTTGGTCGCCGTGTCGTCGCCGATATAGATCCATTCACCAGCGATCAGCCCCAGCGTGGTGAAGTCTCCTGCCGTGGTCGTCAGCGACGGGATATTGCCCGCCATCGTGAGGTTCACGTCTGCGGCGGCGAACGTTGCGCCAACCACTTGCGCCTTTGCGGTGGACGGCGGAGCAGCCTCGTCAACCAGCGCTTCTGCCGTCACGATGGTGGTTGCCGTGCTGGCCGTCACGGTCTTGATACCGTTGTTCCCGCTGTTGGTGAAGCCGGTCAGGTTGACCAGCATGTTGGCCTTGAATGGCGTGCCACCCGGCGAAGTGACAGCGATCGTTTTCGAGCTGCCCGTCACACCGGTGATCGGCGTCGACGCAACGATCGGGTAATTCATCGGCATCGTAACCGGTTTCTGGCGGGCATCCGCGAACAAGAAACCTTGCATCAACTTCTCGCTGTTCGGAAGCGTGAAGTCCTGGTTCCAACCCGCAACCGCTGCCAGATCCGTAACGACGCCGAACTGGTTTTGGCGGGTGGAATTGATCGGTTGCCGGGCCGTGACGGAAACGTCGGCCCCGAAATCCGGATAGGAGTTGGCTTCAACCGGCTTCCATGTCGTCTTGTTGTCCGACTGGATATACGGGATACCGAGGCACATTTCCTCCGACCATGCAGTGCCAGTCGCGTTGGAATCGATTTTGTTGATGTCGCAGGCAGCCATGACCGCTCCTTAATGAATCTGATCGTATTCGAATTCTACAAGTACATTCGTATTCGAAAACGCGCCGTCCGGCCCAATCTCGTTGATACGAATATTCCGATAAATAATGCCAAGCGGCGAACCGCGTCCTTCAAATGCTCGGGCCAGCACTTCGGAGATTTCATAAGACGTGGTGTTACCGCCGCCCATCTCCGTGAACACCTGAATCCACATCGTCCCAACGCGTGTAAAGCGACGCGCGCCACTACCACATGCAAGGGAGCTCTGGCCGCCATCCTGATGCCGCAATGTTACCCGACACCATGATCCACTTTGGGGAATATCAAAGTTTGATACATCTGGCCAGTGGACTGGCCCACGATTCGCCCATGCAGTATTGACCGCATCAAACATCTCGTCGACTGCGTCCGTAATAGAAGCGACTGGCATTACTTATTAAATCCGATATAGACAATCAGCGGCACAGAACCGGGTTTCAGCTCCTGCATCCATTCAATGCGATGCAGAACACCTTCATCCACAACGCCTTCCATGTCAAGCAACGTTTCGCCCATCGACGGCCCATAGGCGACATGCGTCACCCGTTTGAGCAAATCTTCTGAAACCATTTTCGCGCCGTACAGCACGTTACTTCCCACAACAACAGCGGAACGTGTCTTCACGTCCGTGTAGGTGGGAGGTTGCGCTCCGCCCTTCCATGGCTTTGCGATATCGCTGCCGTTAGAAAGTTTGACCAATTGAATCTCGCGACCGAATTCGGTGCAGAGGTCCAATGCGGTTTGCGCAAGCTCCGAGTAGTCGAAGGTCATGTTAGTTTCGGATCACACCGCCTGTGTATAACGTCAACGGCAGAATCAACGCGTCAGCAGCCGGGTACGGCCGCCACGTCGTTACCATGGAACCTTTCTGCGTGTCAAAGTCAGTTTCGGTAATGATCGGACCAACACGTTGCAGCTTCTTCGTGTAGAGGCGGTTTGTGCTGTCGAACGCAGGGTCCGGGGCCAGCGGGCCAACAGTGGCCGCGCGCACGGCATACTCCGCTGTCGCGTTCAGCAGCCGCTTTGGCATACCGTCGACGAACCCATTGCCGATATCGACGCGTGGGAAGCACAAGGCTTGGTCCGCGTTCAGCACAGTGCCGCGGAACTTAGTTCCGAAACGAGTATCGATATACCGGGTGGCTTGCACAAGAAACGTCTGTTTCGCATCCGTCTGGAGTGCAAGCCATTTCGTATTCCCGGAATCGGTAAAATAGCTATCTGCGTCTTCGACCGACAGATAGCTATTGGAATCTGGGAGGCCAGTCCCGTCTTCAACTTTGAAAGCCATTACGGACCCGTCGGAGGTGGTGTTGCTTTCTGTTGCGCCTCACGTTCGAGGCGTCGTTTCCGCGCGTAGTAAAGCGCGGCCTGGAGCACGCGCTTTACGTTTCGCGGGGAGCCAAAACCGGCGGTTTTCATCGCGAACGCTTCGTGTTCGCCATCGCCTGATCGAGCGGCGACATCACCGTCAGCGAATTGTTGTCGATCGCCATCTGGCGGAGTGCATTGGCCTGTTCAGCACGGGCAAGCTTGATTCGCTTCTGGGTTTCCAGATACGCTTGAATCGTTTCCGCGTTGTTTTCCTTCGGGGCCAGCTTGTCCAGGAAAGCGTCGATCTGCGTGAGCTCCAGGTGAATGCGGGCGCGTTCGTTGTCGATGCGCATCTGCGCTTCGCTCAACTCTGCGAGTCGTTCGTTGCGCGCTTCGCGTGCCTTGACAGCCTCTGCTCGCGCGGCGTCCTTGGTCTCCGCATCGGAGTTGGAAAGACGCTCGAAGGCTTCAGCTTCGCTTTTGGGTTGAGAATCTGCCGCACCTTCCGGCGGCTGGGTCGCGTCGCCGGTGTCTTGCGTTCCCACAACCTGCGCGGCAGCCGCTTCGGCCGCTTTGCGGTTGAACGTCGGGTTTGCCAGGATCACCGTATTGCGGTCGATGTCCTCGCCGAGGGCTGCCTTCAGCACGTCGATGCGCGGAGCGCCGTCCGCCGTCCAGTGTTCGTCATTCTTTGCGTCCAGCGTTGCCAGAGCGGCCAGGATTTGTTCTTTGGTTGCCATTTGGTGTCCTGTAGATTACGCGATGGTGCGTGCCGCCGACGTGGCGCTTGCATTTCCGACCGCATTGGTTGCCGTGACAGTCACGGTGATAGCTGCGCCGCTGTCGCCAGCCTGAACGACATACGTCGTGTTCGTAGCGCCAGCGATGTTCACCCCACCCTTCTTCCACTGACGGGTGTAGGTGATCGGCGTTGTGCCGCTCCACGTACCGTTGGAAGCAGTCAGGGTGCTGCCGACCGTAGCCGTGCCGGTGATGACCGGCAACGCCGTGTTGGCAGGGGCCACGGGCGTAGGGACGCTTGCAATTTGCTCAGCGCTCTGCGTACGCAGCATGTCGAACACCTGCGACGCCGTCTTACCGAGACGTGTGGCTTGGTGCGTCAGCCACGCCAACAGCTTGGACGAGTGCCGTGTGCGGTCATACTCGCGGTGCTGGAGATGCCGCGTATGTGGCGTTTGCATGTGGTCACCTTTACAAAAGACAGACGGAGCGAACTCCGTCTGTTCCGCTCACGCGGGAATTACATCTCGCGGGTACGCAGCGCGGCGATCTTGATCATCTTCCGCTCGGCATACGCACGCTGCCACGATGCAGCAGCGGCGAGCGACGTGTTGGCGGGGCCGCCGCCCGGGATCGCCGTTGCGATGAACGCGTTGCCGACCGGGTGCATCGACCATTGCTTGCGGTTGTAGAGAACTTCCTGACCGCCGCCGTTGCCTGCCGACGGATCCCGCCACACTTCGACCGGCACCTTCGGCATGCCTTCGCCGAGCAGAACCGCGCCGGGGCCGAACAGCCACGTGTCGAACACGCCACCGGTATTCGGCATTGCGTCGTCGACGATCACCTGACGGCCGAGGAACACCGGAATCTGCACCTTGCCGTCGCTGTCGGGAATGAAGTCGATCAGGTTGTTCTTCTGCGCACGGGCATACACGACCGAGTGCATCATGCACATGGCGAGGTCGTCCATGCTGTCGCCCATCGTCAGCGTCGTGTCGATGAAGTTTTCGGCGTTGAAGTTGGTCACGCCGTCGACGAACGAGCCACCCGACACGTCGTGGATCATGTCGTTCTGCGTGTGGTATGCGTCGGTTGCCAACGCATTGTTGGCGAGCAGCCCCTTGATGACCGACACGAACGCGGCCTGTTGGCGGCGCAGCCAGTAGTCCGAGATACGGTTGGCGATTGCCGACAGCGGGTCCGGGCCGATGAGGTCCGGATCGAGGTCCATTGCGGACCACGAGTTGTTTCGCGAGCAGCGCACTGCGATTTCGAGCGACGTGCCGATCTTGTTCGGGCTCGACTTCGTAGCCGGGTCGTCCGACGAGATGTTCTCGGCGTCGTCGTCCAGATCGCGGAAGTCGGGCACGTTGATCGTCAGGCCGGGGCCAGCGAGGAACGAGTCGAGGTAGGTATTGCGGCGCAGCGCGCCGGAGCGAATGAGGCGCGATTTCTGTTCCGTGATCTGTTGCAGGTACGGCGCAAAGATTTCCGGAACGATGAGATCGGCGAGGCGGGTGACGCCAGCGGACATGAGCATTCTCCTTAAGATACGCTCGTTAGTGAACCGAGACGCATCCCCATGGAGCGCTCTACTTTAAAAAGGAAACGGGCCATGCCGTTGTTACATCGTAATATACAACATGGCCCGCAAGCAGAGTTACATCAGACTATTTAGCCTCGCGGTGCCGGGCGCGGTCCGCCAAGCGTCGTGCCGGCAGCGCGGGCCAGATCTTCTGCGCGCTTGGAGCTTTCACGATAGACACGGGATTGCTCCGTCACGTTCCAGTGCTCGTGCGAGAACGGGTTCGTATTGCCGCCACCACCGCCACCTTGGCGGCCACCGCTGCCTGCGCCCTGCGAAGCGGGCCACCAGTGCGTTCGTTTCGGCTGGATTTCGGTCAGCCAGACCGCAGCATCGACCCCCGGCGTGACGCCGACGCCATCCTTAGTGACGACGCGACCGGTTTCGTCGATCTCGAACGAGCGCTCGCCGGCCATGAGCGCATCTTCGATTGCCGACGGCAGCACATTGGCCTTCTCGGCCGCTGCACGGATTGCACTGTGGATCGTGTTGATGCGGCGTTCTTCACGAAAGCTGTTCAGCTCGGTATCACGTTCACCCAACGTGGTGCGCAACGTACCGAGCTCGCGCTCCAGCGGTGCCGTCGCCGTCTTGAGGCGACCGTTGACGATTTCTTCGAGTTTCTTGTCGTCGATCTTGCCCTGCGCGGCGATCTCGAGTTCCGGGTACTTGTTCACCATATTGACGATCTGTTCGACGTCAAGGCCCAGCGTGGAGATCGGCTTGAACTGTTCGCGCGCTTGCTTGTGGTCCAGGCGCTCTTTGTTCAGTGCGCTTTGCAGACGATCCACGTCGGCTTGCGTGCGCAGACCATCGGTCTCCAGGTAATACTTCCCGTCGCGCTGGACGTAGTGCTCATGCACTGCTTCCGGCAGACCGTCGAGAGTGTCGAGAGTGGCTTTCAGTACCATTTGAAACTCCTGCGCACATGCGCCTTAGAGCCCGAACCATTTCGGGCGTTTATTCTTAGCTTCCCACACCCGGCTTCGCGGCCGGGTCGTTTGCAGGCGGTGTCCCGCCCGGCTTTGGCATTGTACCGGTTTGCGTAGCGGCAGGCTTCGGAGCTTCGATAGGCGGGAGGCCCCATGCGTCACGCAACTTCGGATCGCCTTTCAGCGCTGCCTGTTCTTCGTCCCACGACTTCTTGGTAAGACCCTTGTCCACCAGCA